AAAAGACCTGCTCCGCAGACCTTCATTTTCTCATTAAAAAGTGGAGCATGCGAGAACAATTTTAGATATTTTTATAGTTTAATATATACCAATATCTGCGTTGTACATACTTGACGTCACTTTTTTTAATTTATTTGAAATTAATAGATCTCTTTATATAGCCCCTGTTTTAGTCCCCGTTTTTTAATATCGGGGACTATATTTATTGCAAAGATAAAGAAAAAAATTAGATTAAAAACAAGGAAACAACCTAAATGCACAACGATATCACCCTTGCCAACACGACAAAGGGTATCAGTCTATAAATGAACCTCTCTATACGTTCCATCGCATCACAGCAAGTAAACGGCAGAAATACCAGTGAGGCACATCATCAGCCTGCTCAAGCAATATGTTCAACTTATCTTCTTCCATATTCTGTTAACATAAAAAAAGCGGTAAAACCCGTTGGGAATTACCGCTTAATGCTAAATAGTTACTTTATTTTGCGTTTTTGAATATTTAATTTTATCTTTGCGCCATGAAGATAGCCCTTGATACATTGAAAGGCTACGTTGACCGTAGCTCACTAGTGTAGATGTATGGGGGGTATCTTTTTTTGCACCTTTAGATTGCAGAACAAAACTACAATTCGAAAAAATTATTTATCAATCTTTTTCATTTCCTTTGCTGTCATTTTAAGAGCTTTTTTAATTATAGGCAATTCTTTTTCTTGTGGCAACTGTTCAGGTTTGCGCCCAGTATTTTGTTCTACTATATTTCGGACTTGTCTTCCAACAGTATAGTGTGTTTGTTCTAAATTAGCTTGTCCAGATATTTGTTTACTCTTTATAAGCTCTTCGGTTTGGGTAACACGGAATAGATTGGCAGCAAGTTCGGTACGGCTCATTCTGTCAAATAGCTTTCCTTTTTTAACGCCACGTTTCTTTTCAAGCTTCCACGATTCCATATTATACATACCCAGATAACCTGCATTTTGAAACTTTGCATAATCAGTAACATTTGCGGCTTTTGCTGTTGAAGCGAGAGATTTGTTTCCATCTGCAAGTTCTTCACGTATTAGCACGCGGTCTATTTCCTGATTGTTTTCAATGTATAATTCAAATTTTCGTGTTTGCTGTGCGAAATAAGCTTGCGCCAATGCTACTTCTGGCTTCTTTGGATCGCCATTCATAGCAGCAAGATAACACGCAAAACGTGTAAGTTTGAAGTCTTGGAACTCAACACCATTATTATTGCGTTTCACAGCTATTATATTTTCATAATGAGGAATGTTGAGCGAAACAAAAGCCTTTGTCGCGCGGTCAAGAACTTTACAAAATGCTTTCATATCATTATATCCAAGCATAACCATTACTTCTGAGGCCCACCAATAAACGATGCCGTTTTGGTTTTTAAAGTCTTCAAAAGAAAGAATCGCATTGTTGTTTTCTTGTTCCATTTCCATCTATAATTTAAAATTCGGCTCAAAGATAGAATAAAGTATTTGTTATTCCAATATATATCTTAATTATAGATATATAATTTTATCGAGTGTATTTATAAGGATTCGCATTTGAAAACTCCTAAATCTTCAGTTTAGGGGATGAAAAATGCGGGGTAGCGCAGCTACCCTTGGTTCTCTATATACTTCTTGATTATAGTCAAATTCCAATCTTCTAAAGACTTAATCTATATCTATCACATCATGCAACGCCATAACTTTATATGCTGCAATTCTCCCAGCCACAGTTTGCACAACGACATCAACAAGGAAAGCCTTCTTTGTAGGGTTAGAATCGGAATGCAGTATTTGTTCTTTCAATTCATCCGTTTCAAACACAACAGCAAGTTTGTTTTTGGATATAGCATCAATAACAGCCTTATTCCCTTTATCTGTACCCATATCGCCCCTCATCTGATATATGGTCATTAGCTGCCTTGCATAGATATGTTCTTCGCTATCTGATTTCATTCTCGCTATTTCATTATGCATTTGATTCTGTAGTCCATTAGCGTAAATAGAGTTAATGATACATCCGACGTACACATTACCGCCCGACACCCTGTCTATTACAGACATCTCCATTCTACCGTTATTGTCTCCAGCCGTTATACCTACCATATCATGCAAATCTTTGCATTCTTTAGCTGACAAATCAGGCTTTTCCCCTTTTGATTCAAAAAAATATTCAGTAATAGACTTTATATTCTTGGCAAATTCGAAAATGAGATTTATATTTTCAGCAAACGGCAACAAACCTGCCGCTATTTGCTCACATAAAAATACGTCAATACAGCCTTCTTGTATTTTCTCTACATATAATTTTGCACCAGCCGTTTCTTTACAGTCTCCATTTTTTTGCGCAAACGTCGAGAACAAACTGCCGACAGCGTTCAATGCTGATGTAAATTCATTGATTTCTATTGGCCTTGAATGTTCCACATGTATTTTCAGTACTGTATCCTTTGCCTCCATATCGTCTATTATGTATTTAATGACAAAAATAGCGGTTTTAAATATATAATCCTAATTTATGACGATATTATAAATCATATATCCATATAAATAAACGGTAATTCCAACAAGTCAAAGAACGCTTCTGTTCTATTATTATTTTTCCAGTCCCTTTCTGCAATGTTCACATAAGAACTTCTTGGCAACAGGGAACATCTTCTGCCCCACATATCCGCTAAGATACTGCGCTTCCTCACCATAGGGATCAATCCCGAAAGCCTTGGAGATATGCCGGCACAAATGACCTTTTTCGTGGTCCCACGAATTTTGAAACTCTTCGGGAGTGGAGGTTAGTGAGATAACCATTACTGTTTCTCTTCTCCTGTAGTCCGAATAGGTTAGACCGGTATTCATTCTGCCTTCAGTCAGATTGCGATACGCACGCTTGAGGGAATCCCCCCTGCATCCTATACGGTACAGGTCCATAATGATCCGATCCGCCCAATAGGTGTGTACCGCATAATACACTTTGACGTGCCAGTCCCCATATTTTGGTATGTAGAACTCCTGAACAATCATATCACATCCGACCAGATTACAGGAATCCCTTTACCTATACAGGTGGCAAAGAACTCGTCAAACGCCCTGCAAGGATCGCCATCAATATCATCAAGGTAGCACTTTATATGCTTGCACAAATGTGCCTCGTCAACCAATGATTTTTTATAGAAATCCGCTTTCAGCATGTTTGCGACATAAGCAACGTCATAACCCTTGTCGTGCTCGATGGTAATTCCGTTCGCTTTCAGCATATCGTCCACTTCGTCTTTGCTCCACGGCTCCAACTTTTTTTCTTTACCCGTGGTTTCGTCTTTCACTTTCATTTTTGAGACGGCCCATTCATAAAGTTTCTTGCTGAAATGAAAGCCGTATGCTTCCAGATATTCCCTCATGCCAGATGGGAATCTGCTGTATGTATCCAATCTCTGTTCCATAACCTTTGTTTAAAAAGAGGGGCATTCCACCCCTCCACCATTAATAAAACTCACCGTTGGCGCGTCTGCGTCTGCGTTCTCCCATGTCATCCATGCGGGGATATTCAGGGAAATAGCCGGGATATCTGCGTTCTCCCATACCTGATCCTGAATAATTTCTTCCGCCATCACGGGAGCCCATGTCTCCATGAATCTCTCTCATGGCCTTTTCGTAACCGTGGCGGCAGCCTTCCTTGTAGGCTTCTTCCACCTCGTCACCTCTCATTCCGAAGCCGCGTCCGTAATCGTCACGCCCTTCTTCTAATATTTCCCACATTCCCATAATCATTTCTTTGTTTTGGATGTTTCAACCACTCCGAGCTGTTCCATAAGCCGTTTGTTCAATTCCATAAGGTCAGACATGTTCTTGCTCATTTCCGCCATTTGCCCTTTCAGAGAGGATATTTCCTGCTCCTGACGTTGTTTCTCGGCAAATTCAGGGTTCAAGAGCGTAAGCATCTTGTCACACCCTGCAATGACGGAATTGTGAAAATCCATGCTGTTGATGATGTCTATGCTTTTCTGTTTCATAGAAGCGACCTCGTTATTCATCGCATCACGTGAGCATGACACTACGATATTGCCGTTCTGTCCGAAGTCGGCTATATCCATGCCGGCAGGAAGATTTTGGAAAGTCGTGTTCTGCCCGTTGATACAGACAACAACATCCACAACCATTTCCATTTGGGGCAACTGTCCCATAGGGGATGCCATAGGATATTTCGGCTTGGGAGCGGAAACGCTGACTACCGGGCCGTATTCGATAAACGGGTTAGCATCCTTATGAAGTATATATAACTGGTTATTGGTACGAAGTGATTGAAACATATTGGTTTAATTTTAAAGGAGTGTGGCTATTTCCATTTGGGAAACCACCACAAAACTCCATGTTAATTATTACTTGCTCCGTAAAGAAGCGGTCTCTGCTGTAGAAGCCGGCGCCGTTGTCGGTCTGTATCCTCCATTAACAAGATACAATTCGTTGGTATACTTGTTGTAGTGAATCTCATAGATACCGGTTCCAGCCAAGTTTGCAACAGTCACAGGCTCATTGTTATAAGCCATTAACGGTCTTGTATCCCCGTTGGTCCCTATCAGTATCGGAAGGGTTGCAGTCGTACCGGCAGGGATCGCCTGACGAAGATTGACATAGAACCCTCCGACATAATCCCTGTTGCGGAACGCATGGTTAGGAAGCTCCAAAGTCACATTCTCAGTACCGACTGTTACAGCCACCGTAGGAAGAGTGTTGTAATTCACTCTGCCAAGGGAGGGAAACGGGAACGGAAATCCTGTAAAAAAGTTAGGCCACATATCTACCTCCTTTCTCACCGGATTAACCCCAGTAGTTATTGCAACCGCATCCGTAACCACCACGGCCATATACAGCATCACCTGCATAAGCACCGTATGCTGCGGCACGATATGTATCCACGTTCACGCCTACAATATTAGGGTATTGTACCGGGACAGTGTTAGGTAATTTACATTTTATACCATCAACATCGCTCTGCAATGCCTGCAATCCGGCTGCTAAAGGAGCGATCTGTTGTCCTACCGCACTCAGGATAGTGGCGTTCTGGTTACGCTGAGAGATTTCGGCTGTCAAAGTAGCCTTTTCCGCAGTAAGAGATGCGATCTTGTCCTGCAATGCCTGATTCTGAATAGCGTCAAGTTTGGCAAGGATGGCATTCGTGTTGGCTGTCGCACCATCACGCAATGACAATGTGTTCTGGTTAGCAGTGTTGACTAATGTGTTAGTCTGGTTGCACATCGCAAGCTGGTTCTCGTATCCCTGTGTGGTTACAAGCTGTTTCATGTCGCAGCAACAGCTACAGATCTGAGATGTCAGAGCGTTGTTACCTTGCATGATCGCAGTGAGGATACTGTTGGTGTTCTGTCCCATTTGGTTGCCGAGACCGCAGATAGCCTGTGATACAGAGTTAATACCGGCAAGGATTTGGTCTGATGATGTGTTCACAGCTTGTGCCAATGCTGCAATGTCGACACCGTTTCGGTTAAGTGTCTGCATGATCATTTCTCTTCCTTCGTTCGCTCCTTGGTTGTTGTTGCCACCAAATCCGAAGTTCCCGTTACCGAAGATGGCTGCAATCACAATCAATGCGATGATGTCCTGAAAACCGCCATTGTTTCCGAAGAAACCTCCGTTTCCGTTTCCTCCCATCAGCCCCATCAGATAGCCAGTGTCAATTCCACGGTTCTGCAAGGACGGAAGAATGGACGCAAGCAGGCCATTGTTTGCGCCGGTTCCACCGTCTTGGTTAAAAACATAAGTTCGTTCCATAAGTATTTGTATTTTGTATCCGGTCAAAATCGACCGTGCACAAAAGTATATAGATCATAACTCATGGAAAATCAGTTGTTTCCCAACAAATTCTTTATATCGTCCCAATATATTCTCATCATTTTCCCACTCTCCATCCTCTCATGGAAATTGGATATCATGTAGTTGACAGCACGTTTAGTCTTATGGATATGAGCGGCTATTTGTGAAGGGTACATACCGCTTTCGAAAAGAAAAAATACAAGAAGATACCGGGCATCCACTGTCTCCATATTCTTATCAGATGATAATATTTGGTCTACAGACACTTCTGTTTCTTTTGAAACAATATTAATTATTTTGGCAAAAATTTCGGACTTACACATTGTGGTTTAAATTTTTGTTGTATTTTTGCCTCGCCAATCAAATAAAATCATGACAAAAGCATACGTAGGAAATAAGTAAGGATATTACTACCCCTGACACTTATCTACGTATGCTTTGTATACTTTAAAGTTTGATTGGCGTTAAACTTCAAGTGTCGGGGGTTCTTTTAATTCTGCCCCCTGAAAGAATTACTTTTGTTAAATGAGTTTTTTTATGTGCCACGCTTCTACCTGTGGCATTCTGGTTACTATTTCATCTTGCACCTCCCTTCTGTTGATTACCATATTCTATAACTTATTCCTGCGACAACCGCAGGAGAAAAACCATCCTTACCAAATCCATAACCGGCTGTTATTCCCAGACCCCATCTTCTAGGTTTTATCTTAACCGTGTGATAGATGTCATTCGTTACTGTCAGTGTTTTGGAACAAACATAGATACTATCTAGGTTAGATCTGTAACCACTCACATAAGCGATGTAATCACTATCTCTGTATATCTTCTGCTCAACAGGAAGAATTGTGTCTCCTACATGGATTGTATCACCATCATGCCAACATAGTATTGGGGAAGGAAGATAATATTTTACAGTATCTCTCTTTACAATGATACTTGTACTGAACACCGTATCCGTTCTTGCCTCTATATCCGTTTCTATGGATGGTCTTGCGAACCATCCTAAACCGAAAACGCACACAATAACGATTATATATATTAACCATTTCATAAGTGTAATACCTGCTTTTTATTATCGGACTGATTATAGGATATATGTATCCAACTGAATCCACTCTCATCAATAAGCTGCCTCCACTCTAAGGAAGAATTTCGAATCATATCAAACAATTTTTTATTGTCCGCCTTATTCCCAGTAGTTATATCTGCCGCACATCCTGACATGTGTTCACTGTTCTTTGCACCTCCCACAGCTTTATTTAATTTAACACAACGAAAGCCGCTATTCACAATAATGGGTTTACCCCACATCTGCCGGATTGGATCAAGAAGATGATTAATTAGATTCTCCATATTCGCTTTCTGAAATGAGTTAGGTACATTCTCTATACCTAACTTTTCTCCTGTATTACTACGGCATAATTCCGCAATTGTAAAATATTTCATTTCTTATCCTCCTTTTTATTTTCGTTGTCAAATAGTATCTGAGCCATGATCTTGGCAATATCATCCTTGTTCTCGATAATCACACTCATTGTCTTTTCTGCCTTGCGCAACTCCGCTTTTTCCCATGATTTTTCGCGTACCGATTTAAACTCACAGAAAATACAGTAACCCGTCCAGATCATAGAAAAAACAGGGAAGGGGATAACAACACAGCATAGCAGGTCAATGAAGCACAATTCTATGAACGGGGTGAAATACTTCTTCGCTTTGACGGCTGTTTTCTTATACCCCGTGGATGTTCTTGCCTCCCCCCGTTGCTTGGCTTTCATAACTCCCGTAATAAGGTCCACTAACATCGCCCCCATTGTAGCCGCAATACACAAGGCTATAAGCACAATGTGTATCATCATGTGCTCATTTATAAAATTGTAGATTACATCTCTCATTGAAAGTAAGTTTTGAACACATTAATATGATAGATATTCACCTGTCCATAGTTGGCGTCAAATATCTTCTTGATCTCGTAGCCCAATCCATAAGACAATGCTTTCATTCTTCGCCAGTTGATGCAACGCCAGTTCATATTATGCTCCTTCGCCCAACGCTTGATACTGTACCATTCTTTGGATTCATCAAGTTGCTCGGTCTTCTGTTCTATTTGTTTCTGTTGCTCCTCAATCTTCATTTGCTGTTGGGCAGCTAGCATAAGAGCCTCTCCAAAAGATTGAGGAACGTTATACTGAGAATGAAGCGAGTAACTACCGGTATTTACCACCGAAGGAACAATCTCATCAAATATCCAACTCTCAAACTCGTCAGCTTTCGGCATCTGGCTTTTAGTTATCAAGCGATAGATGTTGCCTTCGCTGATAAACTTCATTGATTTCATTTGTATAGCTGGCGTACCATCTGCTTTTAATCCAGTTTGTACCCCTACTTCCCGAATCGTTATGGAGGCTGGTTTACAGTGATCTATAATTGCTTTTGATGGATTTGAATACTGTAGAGAAGTGGCAATATCCATTCCGCAAAACCAACTTTTACCATTTTCAACATACATACGAACTTTACCAAATAGTGGATGTTCGTAAACCATAATTTCACTCATTTCAAGAGCAGACGAAACTTTTTCTACAACTAGCATATTATTTCTTATTATATATTTAACAAACATGTCCTGCACTTTTGCATCACATTAATTATCAACGTTTTTAATTACTTTTGCATATTGAATCTTCGTAAGTCGTTGATACAAAAGCTAAACGCAAAAATGCGTTTAGTAATTCATCATCTGTATTAAGAATTGACAATACTTCTTATTACAGAGGCATGTCTTCTTTATTTGGTCATACAAAACAAAAAAGAGCCTGCCACGGAAACTAATCCGCAACAAGCTCTTGGCTTTATCAAATATGTAGTATGTCCTTTCGTCATAATCAATGTGGCGTGCATCTTCACACGCTTCCACAAAGATAAATATTGTTTTCCTTACTACAAAAAAAATAACCGACAATTAACGCCGGTTATCGTGATAGTATCTTATAGCCTCATTGACATATAATGATACTGATTGCTCCTTATCCAAGATAGCAGCTACATCCTCCTCTATCGTGACAAATATTTTTCTTACACCTCTAACCTTGGGACGTCTTGGCACACCATTGCTGTCCAATATCCTATATATCGTTTGCTCAGACTTTATATCTGTTTCCTTCATTATCTCCTTAATAGCTATCCCGTCCTTATATAGGGATAATACCCTAGACTCTTGATCTAGGGTAATAGATCGTCCTCTTCCCATAAATTAATGTTTTTGTTTGTTATTGCTTGTTGTTTTTAAGGATATCGGATTAGAACTCAACAAATATCAATGTTTCCATGGAATCTGATTCTTTCACCCACATGTGATTGTTTTCAAAACCATAATCGAAAAACAGTTTAAAGTAAGGGTATTGTACTGTTAAAGAGTTCATACAGCCCTTTAACTCGTCTTCTGACATACAAGAAGTGATTTCATTGATTATTTGAACGAAAAGGTGTAAAACTTCTGGTTCACAATTTATCAGTGGATTTTCTACTATCGCTTTCATAATCTTCTATTGTCTTTTAATTGTTATTATTCATTGTTTTATTATCACAATGCAAATATACTATATTGTGATGTAATAGCAAAACAAATCACAATATATTTTCTTGCATTGTGTAATATTTAACATTTAGATAAAAAAAGAACAGCCGCCAGCAAAAAGCACAGCAGCCGTTCAATCCACGTCCTACTCTCTATCCCATTCTCCCGAGAAGACAATAGCAAAGATATCAAATCTAAAACGAAATACAAAAAGAAAACTGTATTAATTAGTTATAAAGAGCCAATTTTGAAACAAAAACCAATCTTCTTAAAAAATTGCCATTAATGCAATATTTTTTACTTGCAGGACAAATGAAGAGAATTAATAGAACGGCAAATCAAACGGTTTTGTATTTTTATTGACAAATGAAAATAAAGATGGACCGAAGTCTGAAAAACGGGTATAAAACAGATAGCCTCTATAGATTTCTACTGCCTGAGGTATTTTTCCGGGTATTTTTGAGATTTTATTTGATTTTGTTTTACATTCCTACGATTATAATACTTCTGGTTAGCCCTTGTCAGATCCTTGATGATCGTTTCATCAAACACCTCGGAATATATCTCTGTAGTCTTGACCGATGTATGACCCAAGAGTTTTTGGACGGTGGTTATCGGAACGCCTTGATGTACCAACAGAGTGGCACAAGTGTGTCTGCTGGTATGGTAGGTAAACTTCTTGCCGATATGCGCCATTCTTCCCAATTTCTGTAATGTTCGGTTGGTGTCGGAATTGCAGCCTAATGCAGCCAGTTGTTCGATACTGTCGTACTTCCGCATTATGCCCAGTGCCTTTCCGTTAAATAATAGATATAGCGGGATATTAAGTTTCACGCCTGTTTTGACGCTGTTTAGGACCAACCATTCCTTTCCGTCAACTGTTACGAGATTCTTACAGGTAAGTTGTTTAAAATCAGAGAATCTCAATCCGCAATAGCAGCAGAAGAGAAATGCGTCCAGTATGTGTCGGCTGTTGTTCTTCCTGTCCGGCAGTTTAAGATTTTCCAATTTTTCCAAGTCGACAGGCATCAGGAAGTTATGTTCTTTCTTCTCCCGCTTGATCTTGAACTTACGGAAAGGATATGCCTCCTGTAATATATAACCTTCGTTTATTGCCTCGTTGACCAAGGTACGAAGTATTCTCATGTGTTTCCCTACCGTGTTTACTTTCAATCCCTTGTTGCGCAAGAATGCGTCAAACTCCTTTAGAAACGTATAATTGATGTCCGTGAACTCTATCACGTTCCGAAATTCCTTCAATGTGGCTACTGTGCCCAGCATGTTATCCTTGGTTCCCGGTTTCCTATCGGAATTCACTATAACCTGTTGGGCGAACTTAAGAAACGAAACCACGGGTTTTACCCCCTTCCTTACAGCTTCCTTCAATGTGGATAAGTTAGATTCAAGACCTCTCTTCCAATAGCTTAACTCTATAGCCTGTAATTCCAATATATGCTCATATAGCATTGCATTAAGTTCTTGTGACTGCGGATGGTTGATTACTTGGGCACCATCCTTACTCCAACATTCCGGCTTTAGATAGACATTGGTTTTAAAGTATACCTTTCTCTGATTCAGATAGGCTTCTATTTGTACAAGGGCTGTCCCCTGTCGGTTTAATTTGTTTTGCCGGTTATAAACTAAACGATATCTGATCTTCTCTAACATACTCAACTTTTTGTTTTTAAAGTTAAAAAAATTCTTCTGCATTTACAAAATAAACCACAAAAATTGTTCTGGGGGGACTGATAGGGATTGCCTCATGCATTAAGGATAAAGGAATGAAGGTAGTGGATGCTAATGAAACCCCAATGAATGAATTTGTTTTTGCATATATTGGTTCTACCAATTTACCTACAGATTCTTCACCGGGAGGTCTATTGACATTGGGATTTATGGACGGATCGAGTAGTTGTAAACTTCAGTTTTTTTTCCGACACAATAATGTATTTAAACGTATACAATGGTATAACGATTGGCAAAATTGGACTAAAATCTTAACAGAATAAAGTCCATGATACCGATCTGGGGGAACTCTTGCCTACTGCAAGTAATGAGAAGAAAGGATTAATGCCAGCAGGAGGAGTATCAAGAATCCCTTCTTTTCGATACTCATCTGATAATGTGTATAAATTGGAGTATCCATTTTATGGCATTGTCGGTGGGCATTCAGACAGGGCCAACACAACTTCTTTATATGTTATGGAAGTAGATCGAATTTATAAGATTTATGCTACATCTGGTAATACTATTTCTTTCAAAAAAGATAGTGATGGAAATGTTTATGCAAGTGGTGGCGATGGTGGCTTTAAGTTTTATATTATCCCTTTCAATGGAAGGACTGTAGAAGTGTATAGCGGGGATATATCCAATTTTGAACAAATTAGCGTTCTATAATAGTTGACACTTTTTCTTTTATTGAAGCGACCTGGGGGGATTCTTGGGTATAAAAAACGGGTGGTCCGGTACAAGCCGGTTCCACCCGATCCTGATATGCACAACGCCATGTGCGGTGCAAAGGTAATCCATGTTTCTAAGAAGCCAATACAAAAGTTCTAAAATCTCCCCACTCTCCGTTCAAACAACGTCTGAAACCAGCAACATCAGCTCCCAAGCGGAATGCCATTTGAATTACATATCCTTGTCCATCGTTAAAAACTATCATTATGGAATAATTGAGAACAACACTAATTCCATTATCTCCGGTCACATGATACATTCCGCTTGCAGTTGCACTATTTACCTCTTCGTCTGTGGTCAATTTACGTTGTGGCATGAAAGGGTACAGATTCAAACTAGTGAAAAGTCCCCCCAGTGCTGCCGTTTTGCAAATTCGTTTGTACGGATAGTAGTAATCAAATATCTTTTGTAAAATTGACTTTATACCATTCTCTAGTATTATCTCCTCTTATAAAAATAGAAAAAGTTGATCCTGTATACTCTGTAACTATTTGAGTTTTACTACCATCGGACAATACAATCAGATTACCCCATGATTGCGAGAATGGCGCATTGGTATATGCCCCTTTAAGATTATATATTCCAGTTCCGCCAATTGTATTTAAATCAATACCGGGCTCTATACTCCCTTTTGTCGGGAAAAAAGGCAGAAGTCCCCCCAGGATTGTAGCTAATTGCTGTTTTGTAACTTTTGCCACGTCATTTCCTTTTACAACCAAAGCATAATCAAAGTCCGTCAACTGCGATACTTCATTTAATTTTTTATCTGCCATAATCGTATTTTTTTTTAATTATTTATTACTGCTTGATTTTCTACCACTTGAACATAGCCACCCGAAACAAGATTTTCCAAATCGAATGCCATGCCTATTCCACTGTCACGGATACAGAGATAAAGAACTTCCTTATCGGTGTAATACTTGCCCTCCTCCAGTACCATGTTATGTACCCAAGGTATAGGATCATCCAATGTACCGGAGTGTTCTATCTGCACAACCTTGTACAAGGATTCCGTACCCGTTCCCGGCTTCCAGTCCTCCTGCGGTGTATGTTTCTGTACAACCTCGTAGAGTGTACCATCATAACGGAACCGGAACGACACATCAACCTCCGTACCTATCAGATCCTCCCATGCCGGAAAATAGTCTTTCTTCGACAATGCTTCTTCTGTAGTAAGCCCGGCATTGTTGATATTCGCTGAGATATCATTGAGCAACGTATCCACACGGTCAAGTGCTTCAACGTCTATAGCCGCCACATCAATAAATGATGCTTCGGCAATCATCTGCTCCTTCTGCTTCGATGTGATCTCTTTCCACACAGCCACATCCTCAGGGCTGTTTATCAACACCTGATTTTCAAATCTTCGTTCCGACAGAGGCATATCCTCGGCCTGTGTCAGATAACAATCATAACCTGCTTGTAATATCATATCTTTTACTCAATTAAATCCATACGTGTTATATACCAATGGTTGTTAAAGGCCTTCATCTCCAAAACATAAGGCCTTGCCATCTGAATTTCTGTCTTATTGTTATATGATCCCGCCAGTCCGCAGAAATAGTTCGTAGCCTTGTACTTGTCCGGGTTCTTAGCCACCCTTGATGTCATGTCTACTACAAATTCCAGTTTCAATCCGTTCCATGATGATGCGGGAGGAAGGGTTATGGTTCCGCCAAGACCATCAGCGGAAAAGAATGTAGATCCCTGAGTGGAAGGATTCACAGTCATGTTACCTTCCGAATCAGCCAGACTATCCATATCGCTTCCCGGCGAATAGAAGAGAGTGGCAGTGATTATACCTGTCACATTTGCCTTCGTGGAAACAAATTCACCCAGTTCATTCACCCGGTACGGAGCACTGCCCGGAACACCACCGCCAGCCCATATCCTTACAGGTGTCGTACCGGCTTCCTTGCTGCTTCCTCCTGTAAGACCGGCTACAACATTGTTATTTGAGTCCTTTATTATCAGTTCATTGCCTTGGACGAAATCAAGACTGGCGTTCTTGGCAATAATAAGACTGGTATAGATAGGACCAACATTACTTAATTCCGTCCAGTAGGTAGTGTTGGTATAGGTTATAGAAGACGAAGATGTATGTGTTTTAATACACTTATAAACATCCCATCCGTCCACCGCACTATTGTTTCTCACCATTACGATATCAATATACCGCGTGCCGCTTGTAAGGGCTTCGTCATTTCTGTACGTTACCCCGGTTGTCCATTCGGAATCCCGTATGATACAGCCCTGTATTCCTTGTACGCCCTGATCTCCCTTATCTCCTTTGTCCCCCTTTTCACCATCATCACCCTTGTCGCCTTTTTCTCCGGTATCGCCCTTCTCAGCCCATACGTCATATTCGGCTGTATTCACTTCACCCGTCAAGCAGTATCCGCCATCGCTGAACGTGAACCGGTTGCCGGCATTATCCGTCCAACACCACAAGGGAGGATTCGTAGTGGATGCCTTGGCTACATAAGAGCCACCACCCATCGAAACGACACCCATCTTGGGAACGACCATTCCGGTCTTGAACTGCCCCATCTGGGTGTAACCCTGTCCATCCACGCCATCCTGAATCATCGGCACGCTCTCTATATCAACCAATACACCTTTCGCATCATAGAATGAAAATATGATTTTGGAAGAAATGGATGAAGAAGGAATAGAGGCACCATTACTGGTACTGATTTCAGAACCGTTATCTATGGCGTATTTCAAGGTTCCATCCGTAGTGACTTCCGAAACACCGCCAACTGTTTTCATCCTCGTTGCAGAAATCCCGGAAACGGAATACGTACCGTCTTTCTTCTTCACAATATTGCTCGCCGAAGTGACCAGACTATACAATACCGCATTCTTACCGCCACGTACACCGGCAAGCGTGAACTTGAGTACACGTGACTGTTCCACACCGTCAGCCATAGCCTTCACGGTAATTGATATCTCAGTACGATCAGCAAGAGCCGTTCCTTTCGCTACAGATAATGTAATATCACCCGTAGACAAGTCATAAGAGGATGTTACACCTGTCACGCTCTGCACGGATATGGAGGAAAGGGAAAGCTTTGTTGCTCCGTTCCACATGGATGCTGTTGTCGTAATTGACACCTCATCCACAGTTTTCCCATTTTCGTCCAATGCAGCATTATCCATCTGGTTATCCAGGTCGGCACTGATCGCATTGAACGAATGGTTAGCCCACGGTTCGGGAGTAGAGAAAGCACCCCATATACCGTCCTTCTTTGTCCTTTTGCTTACCCATTCATAGGGTATGCTTGCCGACACGCCTACAGGATCATCATTCCAGCCGGAAGGCACATAATCGTCAGTCTGTGATGTTTCCGGAGTGGAAGGTCTTGTATTCGTTGTGGTGTTCGTGAAGATAAACTCATGATCTTTCGCATCCCTTCCGTCTTTTCCGCTTTGGACAAGAAGTTCATATTCGTCGGTATTTATCTCGCCTGTAAGACAATATCCGCCATCGTTGAAAGTGAACCGGTTGCCGGCATTGTCCGTCCAGCACCATAAGGGAGGATTCGTAGTGGATGCCTTGGAAAGGAATGAACTTCCTCCCATTGTAACGATACTCATTTTGGGAACTACCAAGCCGGAATACCACGGACCGCTATTGGTCACGCTCACACCGTCCTTTCCCGGTGCTCCCGGTGTTCCCGTATCACCTTTAGACGCAATTTCCAGCCAGTCGCCATTAGATCCCGGTACAGAGGACGAACCATCCTCATTGATACACGCCCACATGCTTCCGTTATAAGACAAGCTGTCGTAGTAATCGTAATGTACGCCAGGTATATAGCCTTCCTCACGGAAATTCAAAGTCTGCACAGGTGTTCCATCCGGCTTTATCTGCTTGATGATACCTGTCATATATATATTATTCAGATACATGGAATAACCGTCCATGTTCAGTCCGAATATATTCAGATTGGAAAGGTCGCCATATTGTAGGGCAACATTGGCGGCGGATATCTCCCATGTATTCTGTTTCCACAACATACGGGTGTAAGTCCTTGTTTCGTAGACTGAGGTCTGGCGCTCCGTATTAGTAAAGCTGCCGTATGCCACGAAAGTCATCATCTCAAAAGGGTCGAAAGAAGAAGACCACGATGAAGAAGTGGGGCGCAACTGGTACTTGAATGTTTCGTTTCTTTCACCTGTAACTTCCGTAATCGTGAAATAGACTGTACAGAATCCGGCAAAACGTCTGTTACCCTTTCCATCGTCGTAATCCTCCGTAGCGTTCCCGGTGATGTTATGATAGATACCCATACAGATATCGCCTACTGCGACAGCACCAATCTCACCATCTTCCAGCTTAAGTGTACATGTCTTGGTCCCTGTATCTACTGTTTCTATAATGCCGGCTCCGGGCGCACGCCACTTGTCGCCCAGCGTGACCATCACACGATTGTATCTTAATTCGGGAACTTCGAGAAACCGGCGGATAAACATGCTCTCAAACTCCCCATGCCCTGTATCGAATATCTTGGCTCCGAATCCGGTTAAGCCGCTTGCAAAACCATTCTTTCCGAAAACAGCACCGGCAAACATACTGAGAAGAAATTTAGTGGAATCCGCCACGTCCTTCCGCACGAATATCTCTTTCAGCTTCTCCGCACTGTTCTCTATCTCAGTCATTACACGCAATGCGCTCATCACATCCTCATCGGTGTAGGTGACATCCTTGTCACCCTGCTTTACGATGCGGTTTATCAGATTCCCGGCTATCTTAAGACCTTTGAGGTAATTAATGACCCCTTGCGCATCATCATCGTTCAATGCGGATAAGAACCAGTCAAGCACAGGCGTATTCTTATCCAGCGTGTATGCAGATGTGGCATGGTCGGCGTTAGTGACATCGCCTCCGCCACCACTGCCGCCACCGCCGTTCTGCTTTATCTCTTCAACCTCAATGGAGATCTTGCTAAAGTTGCTGTTGATGCGGTCTGCCGTTTCGCTCCAAGTACCTGTTTTGTTTATTGTATTAAGCTCCATATATCCTGTTCCACTTTTACCATTCCGCATCCGGATGCACTTCAACGGACAGATAGTTCATTATTCTGATGATTAATTTTCGTATCATAAATATATGTTTTGAGTGTTACTGATAACTTTCCGAGTTACCCTACAACAAGCACTCCGTTGTTTACCCTTGCCCTGCTAACAAGACATGAGTAGTCATAATCATTTTTAGAAATCTCCATACAATCTTGTAATACATCAGACTTACTTACTCCTGCTAATATAACATTTGTAAAAAGACTATTAGTGAAATGTACAGTATCTACACGACCTAGCAACAAATTCTTATCGCTTGCGAATATGACATTGTCAAAATTACATCTCGCATTGTCCAATGTATTGTCTACAGAAACAAATATGGCTGTTGTAGGGGTGAAGCTTTCGGGCATTTCCCACTCTATTACAGAATTACATATCTTTAGGCTTTCAATAGCTTTGGAGTCCGTAACTGACTTATAATACAACGAATACCCAACTTGGCGTGTGGTATCAGTCACCTTTATTTTGATTCTTGCATTTATCAGCTCTATATCTTTGATTTCTGTTCCGCTAACTAACAATCCGTTATTTCCAATATTTTGAACGATCGTTCCAAATACCGTGCAATATGTAATCTTATTTTCTAGGCCAGTACTTCCCCTTAAGGAGCCTGAATTTTTTAATGTAATATTATAAACATGTACGTGATTTACTAGAGACGTATCTCCTATAACAGATCCACAACCCTCCACATAACAATTCTCTATATACCAATTGGAATATTCCATAGTAAAACCGCCATTATGCCCGGAAAATGCAGAACCTAGCTGACCGGGATTTATCACTCTACAATTAGCGCATATCAAATCTATATTTTCCGATAATCCTGAGGAGGTCAAAAAATGATATTGATATCCCTGTGCCTTGGATGATTTTGTTTCGCAGTTTAAAAAATATGACTCCTTGAAAACAACGCCATGATGCTGATGGTCCATAAATGTGCAGTCCTCCCAAAATATATTATCCCCGCCAACAGCCACTCCATCCCTGCTTCCGGAACCTCTTAATATCAGATGGCGAAAATCAAGACAGGACACATCACTACCAATTAACATTTTCGAGAAGAATCTGTTAGCTTCTATTGTGTGATTTTCTGGAGAATCAGATAATGATATATAATAATAACAATCTTGTTCAGACCATCCATCAATATATTTACCGCCACTGAACCAAGATGATTTATCAGCATGGGCATCAAGATAGGTCATTGCCTCTGCTTCTTCCATGGAATTAGTGTCATACACGCTGCACATCCTTTCTCCATCCAAATACACCTGATTCATTCCGCGGTCCGCCACAGCCTGATAAGCATGAACTCTACAACGATAGATATGATTATAGCCCTCTACCTTTTCCCAGTCTGTTAAAACAGACAGATAATTTATAATAGGATTTTTCCCAAGACCATATGCAGATATCCTTATATTTTGAAGGTTACTTATTAATGAGAAATCATCTCTGAACTCACTCCCTCTCTCTATTAATAGCACGTCGCCGTCAATCAATGCCGAAAAAGCTTTGCTCAGGCTCCTGAATGGCTTGTCACGTGTGTCACCGGGATGCTCATCAGAACCTTGTGAAGAAAGATAATACGTATTGCCATTTATTTGACGGTTAATTTTCTCTCTTTTGATAAGGAATCTTGATTCTGCTGATAACCCGTGATATGGACGGGCATCATTAATAGAATGGGATAAGCCGTTCAAAGCTTCGAATATAGCACCGCTGCTTACCGGACCTGTATTCCCTGATTCTATTTTTTGTTCGGTCTTTATTACAACTCCAAATATCCCTTGGGCTTTCCAGATTACCCCACTAGGATTATGGGCGGGTGATATGCAAAATCTAAAATACTTACAAGAAGAATATGAGGTAGCATCAAAGACATTATTATCACTATCAATTTGAACGATTACATCTGCGTTTTCGGACGGATCGGAATAAACAAAAAAACGATAGATCTCATAACTGCCTGTTGTAGGGAATATAATTGTGACAGGAACAGAATTGTCAAAAGGTATAAAATCTGTAATTGTATTATAATAGGCATATGTTACCTTTCCGCTTGCGTTCAAACCGGAATTTTTCTTGGTTTCCGGCAAAGTTATCTCTTCAATTGGGCTTGTCAAATTTTCAAGCCGGGAAACGGAAGCCTCTATAGAATCTATTTGCCCTTTATCTATTCCTGTTTCTATCTCCATGCCGAAAAATCCTTCGGCCACCCACGATTCAACAGATCGAGGAGTATAACTAAATCTAAAATAGATACAATCCGGATATTGTTTTGCGTCAAACTTATTATTTGACAAGGAGACAGTATGAATTTCGGATGCATTTTCACTGGCTTCATTATAAACTAGGACTTTTAAAAGAGTCTTATCACCTGAGGAGGAAGTAAGAGTAACAGGTTCAGAAGGATTGAATCTTATAAATTCCACACATGCTACTGAAGATGAAGGTGTCAATGCCCCACCATCATTTATACCATAACCATCTCTAAAATAAGATGCAGGAAGCTGCAATTCTTTAATCTTGTTAAAGTTATTACTGATAAGCTCTACATTGCTCTGCAATTCGGTATAAGAGGAGCCATTTTTTGACACAAAGTTTGCAAGAATTTCCTCTTTACTGTAGTAATCTCTTAATTTGATAGAAGGATTCAGAGTTGTACCACCTTGTATATAAGCTGTAGGCTGCGATTCCTGTATAACGATCATGCCATTATTGGCATTCAACTTAAAATCATCTGGCTGTGAAGTACCAATATACCACGAGTAAACTATTTCACAGTCCTCTGAAGCATTATAGGGAAATGAGACTTGACTTGATGTAAGTCTCTCATAATGCCCATTACTGCGCCAAATACTCACATAGTTAGGTTTTGAGATAAACCAATTTTTCAGAATACCGTTTTCACCGACATCAGTTGAATAACCGCATTGTAAAGTATCACCTGACTGCAATTTGATTCTGATTGTCGAAAGATATTGTGCATAGGAATCTGTATTTTTAAAGACTCCATTTGCATCATATATACCAATAGTACCTCCGTCCCATTTGTTAACCGAAAATTGAAGACTTGCTATTTCATCAGTTCCGTTGCCTATCTTTTCTTCTAACTCCGACAGTTCCGTAGTCAGGTCTTTGCGTGTATTCGGATTAACCACCGCATCGGTTGTGGTAGCCGGGTAAATGGTTTGGCTACCTTTGGTCAGCTTATATATTTTTGCCATAATAAATCTCCTATATTTCTAGATTAGTAACTGTTTCTTCTTCCTCTTCCGGTGGCAAAGGAGGTACAAAATCACTCAGCACATCTTCATATTCATTATCCGACAATGGGAACGCCTGAATCGAATTATATGCGGCATAATCGGGATAAGATGTTATTTCCACCGTGCTTTCATCGGTTTTCCCGGTAGTCAGTACGATTCCTGTATCTTCAACGGAAACAAGGTTGCAGATGCCATCCTGAAAGTCGGAATCGGATATGAAGTATTCACGTTTTACCTTCAGCATACCGGGAGAAAAACAGGGGTTGTCAAAAGCGACAAGCAGGTTGCCGTCTTCCATGCGGCTGCAACCGACATACTCATGTCCGTCAAAGGAGGCTATGAACTTTCCCTTGAACGGATTGAAGTAAGTGAACCGGAAAGGAGTATTCACATCCCCGTTCAAGTTCTTCTCTATGATCTTAAAATCGGACTGATAATTAATTCTCATAACTATAATATTGATGTTACATCGTCTATCTCCTCGGCTGTCAGGTAGCTGGATAAGTCAACACTTCCGCCACCTCCTGTCGTGCCAGTGGCACTCCATGTTCCCTTTGTCTTGCATTGATATATAGGACCCGGTATGGTGTCACCCACAACAGCCCAGTCACCTACAACAGGAGATGGAACAGCCGCTTTCAGTGATTCAAGAGTAGGGAACAACCCCTTGTTGCGGATGCCGTTCTGCTTGACTTTTTCCACTTCGGTAGAAGTCTTGCTAAAGTTGTTGTTAAGACGGTCTGCCGCCTCACTCCAAGTTCCCGTTTTGTTAATACTATTCAGTTCCATATCACTTCTTTTTATTTAGGCAGTTGGTTTTGATCCCATACAATCTCAGAACCTTTAACCATAATTATGCGCCCTCCCATTATCTGGGTCTGATATATATAACCGTCACTTCCTTTTTGCTCGACAACCATACTGTCCGGGCGGAAATACAATACATCACTATTGGAAGGATCATTCATAAAAACACGGGGAACCATACCGTTCAATCCATATTGAAGAGATATGTCCAAAAGCGAATTACCATCATCATCATGAATATCAATTGACGGTCTTCCATATTCATCTTCAGGAAATATGGTTATCTCATAACCTGACGGTGAGGAAACCTTCACTTTCCCGACAAATTCAGGATTTCCGTCAGCATCCCATTTAATGTTCCCATTGGCAAGCTGCCCGGAACCATCCTCATTCAACAGTATCTTACCATTGGCTATTTCAACCTTTCCCCGGAAATATCCGCCCAAAGCATAGATATATCCTCTTAAGAACACATCACCGCCATGAGTGGCAACGAAATTCGCCATGTTCGCCCATTCCGCATCTGTGGGCTGATAATCAGGATCATTACGGAACCTCATTACAGTCAGAATCGCCTGTTCAAGTTTTCCTCCTGCCCAAAACGCCACATCATCATCGTCATTGTATATGCCGCTAACTCCGGCTGTGACCTTCTGTAACTTGCCATTCTTGTAGTTGCCTAACTGGATCATATTGGCAAGAATCAGACCACCAAGAATATCCACAGATCCATCCTTGATCGCACTGGCGATATAATTGATTGACTGGAAACCGGCTGTTGCCTTGTCGTTGTCAAGAATTGAAGGCTTCCAGTCAGTAGCGATGGTTCCACGCTCTAGCTGAAGGTCACAAACGGTTGCGGTACCACTGATAAGAAATATACCACTGCCATTGAAGGTGATCTTATGGGTATATCTCTGATAAGAGGATGTGAGAGGTTGAGAAACACTGAAAGAACCGCACGAAACAGACACAGACGTACCCTTTGCTTTATAACTGATAACATAACTTTCTCCTTTAATCAATGATACGGACTGGGACAAACTACCGATTGCGGCAGAGTACCCGGAGCCGGCATCACTGTCCGCAGATACGGTAGCCACTCCCGTCCAATATTCCAATTGCTTGCTAAAAAGTTCGGTATCCGCCGATAGCTCGGTAGCGGCAGACAGGTCCTCTGTCTCATAATCTCCCGTAAACCCGGAATTGCGCAACAGATTGACACTTCCGACAGCCGCATTGTCTATCGCATCCTTGGCCTCTTGGGCAAGATCTGCGGCCGCCTGTATCTCATCCGGCAAGCCTTCCATATTCTTCCATCCGGTGGAGCCTTTTTCGATATGGAACATACCCTTGATATCAACACCTTTATCCTGAGTGTATTCCATGTAAGTGGTCCGGTCCTTGTCGCCAATATACGTATCTCCGTACACCTTCATCCGGGCCTTGCCGGTAGACCTGTCAAAATCAAAAGAAATGACATCTTTCCCGGTCAAGGTAAAATCATTAATACCCTGATACATGATGATGGACGGAGAAACTTCGTTCACCGAAGAGAGAATTATCGCCGCCTGTCTGGTGATATCAGTCTTATGGCCTAATCCCACGATATCATCACCTGCCACCGGAACATCATTCTCGACATTAGGATCACACACGGTCTTGGACAGGTCTATATAATTCTCACCTACTGCTGTGACCAACCGCCAGTAATAGCGGTTGCCGACATGATGCGAAACGCCAGTCTTGATATTGCACTCCTGTGCGATGGCGAGAGATCCCGGAGTAAACTGGTTCTCTATCTCAATTCCGTCTTCCTCTTCCTTGAAATAACAACGGTAGACATCATCCAACTCATCCACACGGTTGCATTTCATACCTGCATGGGAAATCACCTGCTCACCACCTACATACGTCTTCTTCTTTACTTCAAGCTCGTCAAAAACGGCTTTGACCTTGACATACAGATAATCAACAACAGCCTGTGACATACCGTTCTCAAGTACAGTAATTCCACTACCGTTCTTACCAATCAAAAGACCTTTCAGGAACGTGATCAGCTCATTGGCGATATCTTCTTTATCTTTACGAAGGAAGTATTTGGAAAGTTCCTCTATATTTGCACTTCCCGATATGGCAACAACCCGGTCTTTATTGGTCCTTATGTAAATAGAAGGATTCTTATCATCATTATGTATGTATATCTCACCCTCATTCAACCCTTCCAATCGCTTTTCAAATGATGGGGATATTTTCGGTATAATCGGATTTCCTTCTGCATCCGTTTCCGAACCGTACCACAATATCTTTATAGGATGATTTCTAGCCATGATTACACATAATTTTCATTAACAAAAGCAGCTTGCGCCTTCTTGTATTTTAACACATCGTCCTCTTCAGGATTAGTTAGCAAAAATGCTATACCTGAAGAAGAAGTTGCGATCTCAGTTTTGCCTCCGATCCCAGCAATATCGTTTTCTCTAGGGCGTAAAGTCACTTTATATATAAACATCTGTTTTTTACCTATTGTATCAAGCTTTTCCGGGACAGAATCCCCTTCCCGTACATACAAATTACCGTCTATGTTAACGTGAGAAAGGCAAAGTAACTTATTTATGAACTCCGCTATATAATACGGAACACCACGACTTGTCCCAAATACAAAATCAAATGTCTTATAAGGAAGAGAATACATTTCTATTATCTCCTGCTTCTGGTTCACGAACTGTTCGTTCTCAACTTTTAAGTCCACCCCATCCGGTTTGAATCCTCCTATTATTCTGAACTGAAACATCTGCTGAACATCATCAATCCAGAATATATTATCAAATGCAGAATTATTATCCTTATGGGAATATTCAATCAATATAGAATCACCTATATTCTCACACACACAGAATTCCTCACATTCCTTATCGCCTATAGTTACTGTATATATCCCCTCCGAAGGAGATAATGAGGCATAATACATCTTAACGCTTTCATTAACATCATAAGTGAGCAGTGCTATTGACGAGGAGATATTGCCAATCTTATCATTCAAAGAAGCCAAAGGTATTTCACCGTTATCGCAGAAAATTTGCAGCAAAATGTTGTCTGACAAGGAAAATACTTGTCTGAAACATCCTGCATTTGAATATTTATATTTCAGCGGTTTGAAGAATAACGGGCAAACATCTCCGATTGATATCATGGTCTTTTCGTTAGTTTCTAGCAGCTTGCGACTTCACAAGCTTTCATTGCAAATATAACAATTAAAATTTGAATCTTTATAAAGAATTAGAATTTTTCACAATCAAAGTTACCTTTGAACTTTGTGATTTTGTGAAATTGTAATCAGCCTGCTGATAATATCCCTGTATAACCTTGCCTTGGTGTTCAAATTCAACAATTCCTGTAAGATCTTCCGGAAGCTCTACATCCGAAGTTTCAAATTCTACTTCCGCCACAGTAAACATCCTTTTTGAAAGAATTATATCCCTGCTTTCCCCCATTCCATCAATACCCACATCACTATTACCATCTGAAGACGCAAAAGTAAGCATCTCAACAGATGAACCGATATATGCTTCATTGGCCAAAACCATAGAAGAAGGAGAAAACATGGCATTGAACATTGTGTCAGGGCTGAGAACGCCACCCATAAGATAATCCCTGTTTAATATATACTTAAGTCCAGACGAATCAGATTTCACCCCTACCATAAATAAATCAGTGTCACTTTCGTTGTCTGTAGTATCTTCACCTATCTTGTCAGCAAGGAACTCTATGCCGTATGCGTCCGCACGGTATGGAGATATCATTTCAAGGCTATTGTCCGTCATGGTCACGCCTGTGGTATATTCATTCGTAAAACGAAACTCATCCTTACCATTAGCCGTGTCGTAATCCTGTTTGTCAAAGCCTATCCGTATGCGCGAATACACCAATGCGGAATTAACCTTCATCTCGTAATCGGATAAATCATCTATTTTTTTGACAACATCATCCGAGAAGTATTTGCCTCTGTGCCGGAAAGTTATCGTATTGCCGGATATGTCATAAGCGTATCCGAACACATAACTCATCCAACTTGCAAATTTGGTGAAGGATGTATATATTTTGGCTCCCGGAATCTTACGAGCTGATTCAGCCGCCAAGAGCATACAATTATCAAGCCTTCCGTCACCCATGCTTTCTATTACCCCCGTCAATCCGTCTTTTCCCCCGTTAATGCTTTTGAGTAGTCTGTTGAGCAACGTGCTGGGATTTACAACATCCATCTCAACAGGATTTATTCTGTTTTTCCATGATATCGTAACACGACTTTTTGAATCCACGGGATAAAGGGCAGCAAGGTTAGGACCAGACTGTTCCCTCCCTGACTGCACTTTGCAAAGGAGCACAAGCTTCTCTCCTTTAGCTAAGAATATATCATGATGTGCTGAATATTCTTTTTCTATAAGACCGGTGGAATACGTTTCATAGAATACCTCACTGATTGTTTCCAATGTCTTTTTATCCGTGCCAATTTTAGCTAGTCGGAAACGTACCCCGTTAGTCCAGCCCCATGGCGATATGATATTATAGCTTATCCAAAATTTAAAATCAATATCAACAGACAAATTGATGCTTTTTACGGCATATATCAGAGTGCCATCATCTTTACGTTCATCCAACACCTCCGTCCCATTATCATTTAGATAATACTCCGTAATACTTATATATGACTGATCCGATATCTCCGTGGCATTGCCTATATTAATGTCGGTTGCCTCTGTATATAATGACATGGGAAGCCACCTTTCAGCAAAATCCATTGACACAAAATTATCTTGATCCGGAATCTCCCCTACTTCTCCATTGTATATGTCACCTGTAGGAATCCATTTTGCCGATTCTGAAAGTTCAAGCCCGTCATAAACAAGAGGAATGGGACTTTTCACCTCTTCAACAGGATATTCATATTGGGTTCCCCTTTTAGCCTTTATCATGGACGCCACGCTATCATCCACGGCATTTATCTGTAAGATACTACCATTATCCTGCAATGTAGAGAAATTGAGAGCGCAACTAAACCGTTCATTATACAACCAACTGTTATTTCTTGTACTTATTATTATTGAAGCGGAAGCATTCAGATAATCTTCATCATATTGTTTTAACAGCAATATTCTAGCATCCCCAGCAAAAGAAAATTTGTTAGAAAAAGTACGGATAACACCGTCATAGTCATTTCTCTTGAAACTAGCCTTCACCTCGTCCCAATTCTCAAGATCATCAGTAACCCTGTACCTCAGACCATTTATAAGTAACTCACATCGATAATACATAATTATTTCTTTTTACGATTCAATTCATCGATTTCATCGCATGTCTGCCTAACAAGACAGGCGTAAGATCCGGCGGTCCATTCTTTCAGATTGATATGCATCTTATTATATTTTCCAATAGCGACAACTTCATTTATAAACCCTCGTTTTGTAGGCTTCTCCTTCGGTTCCTCATTCTTTTCCTTACTTATCTTGTCCAAATCATATTGTGCACGGGATTTTAACGCGGATATTCTAGCATTCATGACCATTACATCACCTTTCTTGCACGAATAACCTATCTTCATCAGAATATCACGCACCTCATCATACATTTTCAACTTCATCATGTTCTCACATGCCTTCATGCACTCCACGGTCATTGCGAGATTCATACGTTCATTACAATTCAATATCTCAGAGGATAACTGTTTGCTCCCAACAATTTCTATATAGTCATTGATAATTTTTGCCGATGCGGCCCCTTTGTCCTCACTGTCAAATTCGATAGTATTGCTATCATTGGTATAGATCTCTATAAAAACGGACAAAGGAAGTTCATATATGTCACTTGTATACCTCATAATCATATACTTTTTGAAAATTGCTGATAATTGTTTTCTCTTATCGCCTTGGCTAATTTTGCAAATCCTATCTGCTGTGATTTCTCCAGATGCCCTATCTTTTTCTCCAGTTCGCTATAATCATTAACTATTGATACAGGAGGAAGATTGTTTTCGCTTCTATATGCCATAAGACCATCAAAATCATTTGCATGAGCCTTTATCCTGTCCATATCCACAGCATAAGGTATAACCTTCGCACCTTTAGGGATGTCAACCAAAGTAGGGACAGACGGAGTAATATACGCCCCTTTATCTGTAATGATCGTTTCGGAAACGCCACCATCACCCACTACAGCCAATCCGCCTTTATGCGAATCAGTACCCTTGGCGTATTTTGGAATAGGAGTCGCTATAATAGTAGCAAGCTGTATCGCCCCCATAGCACCTAGAGCAGCTATCATAGGTATTGCAGCAGGGAAACCCAATTGTTTTATCGTCTGCAAAATACCACCTGCTATCTGTATAGCCGCTTCAGCTATACTGGTAGCTTTCTCAAACTTTGCTTGTTTTGTTCTTAATGCAGCTTTTTTCTTCTCCAATTCGGCATTCTTTTGTGCCGTTTTATCTTCCGCCGCACGTTTACGCGCTTCGGCTTCTTCTGTTGTTATAGCCCCTTTTTCTTCTAAAGCCTCTATACGGGAAATTTCCTCTTCACCAGCTTTCTCATTCGCTTCCTGTTCAGCCTCAACAGCCTCAATCTGGCGATCATAAATGGATGATATCATTTCACCAATTCCACTAACCATAGAAGCCCACATCTCGGTGGTTCTTTCCATCTTCTCACCGTCTGTAAGTTCTTTCCAAACACCCGATATCTTATCAGACATAATACTGAATCCCTTATCCATCCCGTCAAATATACCGGCAAACGGACTATCGATATCCGATGCAAGATCTTTCAATGCAGAAGAATAACCTTTCAACGCTTCAAAATTCCTTCGTGTAATATCCTGTTGCTCTTCCGCTTTTTTCACCTGATCATCCGCATTTATGGAACCTATCTCTGTTTCCATTGCCTTTATGGATTCTCTCAGCATTTCAATCTGTTGCTTGCTTACCATGCCCGATGCTTCCGCTATCTCGATCATTTTTTCAGTAGCATCTATCTGTATCTGCAATTGCTCGTTTGCGGCTTGCTTCTCCAATTCACGCATGGCTTCATCATATTCTTTTCGCGACATCAGCCCCTTTGAATAATTTTGTGTTATAATGTTTTCAAGCTCCTTATATCCAGTACTTGTAGCTGCTATACGGAGAGATGATTGTTCTTCTTCCAGTCTTAGCATCTCATCGGTATACTTTTTCTTTTCCTCGATCCTTTTTTCTTCGGCCTCTGCCAACTTCTTAGCATATTCCTCATTCTCTTTCGCTACCTTCTGCTTTCTCTCTTGAACCAACATTTCCCGGAGTTTGTTTTCTTCCTCAGAATATCCCTTTATAACTGCTATCTGGTCTTTATATTCTTTCTCTATGGCAGCAAGATTACGCTGGTGCTCATCCTCTATAAGAGAAACGGACAAGTCAGCCATTTTATTCCTAAGATTCTCTATATATTGTGCTAGATCATTTGCGGCTTTATCAACAGAATGAGGATCAAATGTAACATCTTCAATATCAATAGAGCCGGACAATTCTTCTATTTCTTTATCCAGTGCATCCATTTTAGTTATAACACTATCAATTTCATCTTGAACGCTTTCTAAGCTAAAACCTTTTGCAGCTCCGATCCATATTCCTAGAGGATTTGTACTATTGAAAGATTCACTTCTTTCCAAATTAATTTCAGCCTCTTTTCTTATCAAATCATTATATTCACTTTGTAAATCCAAACGCTCCTTAGATTTTTCAACTAATTTATTTTCAATAGCTCTAGCCTTTGCAGCAGCAATTATAGAGGTTGATAGTCTTTGATAACTATCAGCCGCTTTCCCTATAAGAATATTTTCATCACTTATGTTTTTAAAATATGAAGGATATTGCTTTTTCAATTCCTCAACGGCTTTTTTTCGTTCTCCCATAGGTTTATTCAAATTGACAGCCGCCCTATATAATATATCCAATTTAACAGCTTCATCTTGGGAATTTTTTACACCTTCTTTTTGAGCTTTATTCAAATCCTCCTGAAACTGTTTTAGATAATCAATTTCTTTTCTTGCATCAAACAGGCTACCTACCCATTTGGTTATCTCACCTCCATAACTCGATAAAAGAGTTATCCCAACAACTAAAGCTGTCTGCCAACTAAGAAGGGAGCCTAATACTTGTTTAAATACAGGTGTAGCAGTCTGCCCCGATTTCTTAAGAAGTTCATATTCCACCCTTGCTTTCTTTAACTCATCAACAAACATAGGAAGGTTATTGGATATGGCAAGAAAGAAAGTATTGGCACTAACAGACAAAGCTGGAAGTTCTCTCGCAATCTGTTGTATGGAAACATTAAGCCCATTCCAACCCGAAGCATAATTACCTACATTACGTTGGTAATTGCCCATCTGTGCATCTATATCCTTTAGTTGCTGATTCAGCTTACCGATATTGTTCAAGATATCCATACCTTTTGCCCCCTCACGTGCAGCTTGTGAAAGGTTATAATATTCTTTTTCCAGTTGAAGCATTGAAGCCTTCATCTCGTTATAGCTTCCTGTTGTGGCTATCGCTACCTGTGTATGATTTCTCAATATCGCCGAATACTGTTTATTCTGCTCTGTCAGCGTGCGTAACTGGGACACCGTAGCATCTCTTTTGGACTTGTACTCCTCTTCGCTGATAGAACCTGTCTTATACTCCTTCGATAATTCCCTCAGAGATGTTCTTAAGGCTGAAATTGTTTCTTTGTTATCACTTAATCTACTGTTCAATTCGGAAGCTTGTGCATCAAAAGCCTTTACCGTCTGACGGATTGAATCAAAATCAGCAGCAGTCATGGATATTTTCTTGGATGCCTCTTGGAATGAAACAGAAGCAGTTTCCGCATCCTGTGACACGTTTTTCAAGTCTTCGGAAGCGCCTCTCAGATTTATTTTCACTTCCGTTATCTTATCTGCCAATGTATTCAATGGTTTGGTAAGAAGCTCTATCTTACGGGAAATATCAGTCAATAACTTTAATTGACTAGTCTGTAATTCAGACAATCTATTTTGAGAAGCATATAATTTGGTTATTGTAGCATTATAACTGTCAACCTTAGACTGGTATTCTTTTAGATTACCCGGCTTAAAATTTATGCCCTCACTTAATTGTTTTGTGAAATTCGCATATTCGGAAGATGTGGTTTGAATATTAATCCTTATCTCATTTAACTTCTTAACGATGTTAGGATCAATCGCATCAGTAATTTTAAATTCTGCTCCTGCCATAGTCTTTTCGTAAGTTTTGGGTGATGCATGACTTCATGCACCTTCTAAGAGCAAAGATAGTAATTTTATTGATATTATGAAGATAAGGGAATAAAAAAGGGAGAAGCCATAACTTCTCCCCATAAAAAATAATATTTCATTTTATTCTTTGATATTCCGTATAATAAAGGACTTTATAAGATTCTTCGATGTTGCTTAAATCAGAAAGAACCTTTATTTTCCCAGTCCTCTCTATTTTTATTATGGAAAATATACTTTGAGGCAATTTAGGCAACATTTCTTTTACTGTTTCTATTTCTTCCTCTGTTACATATTTTCCCCATTTACCTATATATTCATCTACATGTAATCTCACTGGAACAATATTATCTTCTTTCTTAACTTTCCCATCTTTATTCAATGTATTATCTTTAATATAGCATTGAAGCATTTCTCTTATATTTCGAATATTATTCGTCATTCCCCATAATTTAAAGAATAAAATAATTTGCAAAATTGCAAATATGACCATAATTAATTCTAATACTACCATAATACTTTTATCTATAGTTATAATAATTGGGTTATTTTCAGCAAAATAATATAAACTAAAACACAATTCAAAATATTGTGACATATTTATTTATAATTTAGAATATTGTCTAAATAAATTACAAACATAGCGTTTCAATCTTTATGTTTAAATTTCACCTTCTCACTTCTTTTCCCAGTGCATACAATCAGTTTGAGATGTTTGCCGTATATCTGTTCAAGTCTATTATTTTGTTCTTCCATTTTTTGAAGTATAATTTCTAATTTATCTATTGTTTTCATAGTCTTTTCGGGTTATGTTGCGAATCGCAACGTTAACGGATGTAAATAGTCTGCCCACCTCGTAAGATAAGGTGGGAAAGACTTGATTAATATGTGATTTTTAAATTACGCGGCTGGATTCAGCTCACCTTTTATTTGCTTGATGGCTTTCTTCACGTTCCAATCATTTTCATATATAGCAATGATAAATCGCCTACCTCGCTGCGTCCAGACCGTATATGTGTTGGTATAGGTATTACCTCTTTCACTTGTGAAAATATTGGTTCTCGTTTCATGCATACCCCATTTGTCGTAGGGCGATTTAAGAAGCCATTGCCCAGACTGCCTAAACTGTATTCCAAGTTCTTTCAGTTTGTTATTCAGTTTCTCTGCCGACATACCTATTTCTTTTGCAATTTGAGTTGTGGTAAGGGCATTCACACTCTGCAAGTGGTTGTCGTAGTAGCTGACTTTTGGGGCGGATTGTATAAGTTCTTTCTGCTGGAGTTCGATTGTTTCCTGCTGCTGTTGGACTTCTAATGCAAGAGTTTGATTTTTCTCGTATTGGTCTGCCCATGCACGGGCGGCTTCGGCAGGATTATTAAAATTTGGGAGTTGGGGTTGAAGTGATGCATTTCCAGTAGTTAATAACTCCTCTATCTTATCATCAACCCAAATGGCAAAATCAGTGGACAACTTTTGAGCGACACGGATAGCGACTTTCTGATGTGCCCATGTGCCTTGTTTTCTTCCATCTGAATGATTTCCTCTTGTAACTTGCAGCAAATCAGCCGAACTAAAATTCTTTATTTCACTCAAACGACCTACATAATCGGTTAATTCCTTTGAATTGATAATAGTGGATAGATTCTTGTCGGGAAACGGTTTTGCAAAGTCAGTAAGGCATACAAGAATATACCCATTCATTTTGCGCATTCTTACACTATTCCCATTATAAGAGAATATTTGCCCCATGTCGGAAGGGCTTGCCGTACCTAACACAGCAACGCTATTGCTGTTTGAGTAATTTTCATTCAACTGCAGCATAAACAATGAAAATTAAAAGTTAATAAATAAAGAAAGCAGAGAATTTCTCCAACTTGCTACAGTTCCATATCGGCTTTGGGGCGAATATGTACGGAGAAACCTCTGCTTATATTTTAAGCAATACTTTAATATCGGGCATAAAAAATCCCCAATCCGAATATGATAATAAAACTGTAGCGGCACAAAGTTACAACATTTTTTCAAACAAACAAATAATGAAAATATATTTTTCATTGTTATTTTCACACACATAATATCCATCTTTCTAATGACTTTCAACACGCCACAATATGCCTTACCTGTAATTTCTGCAATTTGCAGTGAACTTATTGTTCTTTTTTCGCCATTTTCCCCATCAATAGGTACTAACTTATTAAAATTTTCCATATCTTTGCGATATAAGATTAATATTGTTCCCCGTTGGCGGCTCAGTCACTTCCGCCTTCGGGGATTTATTTTGACTGATTGTAGCAGGTGGGGAATCGAACCTCATTGTGCCATTATTCACTCCTGCTTTCCTCCCTTATACTATCCACGCTTGGAATCGTATAAAAAGAAAGTTCCGTAATAGGTGCAAGCTACTACGGAACAGTCATATATAAACTCCAATAGGAGAATATTTAATCAACATCAAGTAACGCTTTGCACATGTTACAGATACAAAGGTAAATGATGTTTTTATCTTATACAATGGTATGAATATTAAACAAAAGACAATATCAATTAATAGTAATACTAAGTAACGCATAGTAATATATAGTAACGCAATTATTAAATATCACATTCACAATTTAGACAAAATCTAAATTATAACATAATTGATAGTTTTGTTTTTCAATTAAAAAATAAATGTCTTTTTTTGCACAAAACATTTGTAACAAACGAACTGTTTTTAGATATAAGCATCATTAATCATGGGAATATAATATGGCTGAAAAAAAACAAAGTTACACAGAGGAAGAATTGAATGAAATGATTGCATGGTTTAATGATCATGCTAACCAACTTCCCAAAACAATGCAAATTAACAAATCTGCGTTCACTCCAGATTTAGTCCTCACTATCGAAAGCTGCATCATGCAGGCGAAACAAAATTTAGGAAATTACAAGATGGAAGGATCATTCTTGCTTCTAAGGCAAATAAGAGCCAATATTGAAAAAGGAGAAAACGATCTTTTGTAGATCCGTCCTTTACATAGATAGCGGTAATCCTTCCGGATGTCCGCTATCATTTCACGGAAATATGAATTCAATAAACTCGCCTGACCAGTTTTCACCTTCACGACAGAATTTATACACATCTCCAACCTTGTATAATATATAAACACATTCATCCATAATAGCAGCCTTCTCTGCGATTGAACGCATATGTTCCACCTCCCTCATTGACTTATTTCCTTGGCACAAGCAGTTTTTCATAGTTCGCACCTCCTTATAAATTTCTCAATAGAGGGCATAAGCCTGTACGTAACATAATGCCTCCTTGCTTTGGAGCTTACCTTGAAAATTTTATAGCCATATTTCTTCTCAATATCAGAACCAAAAGAAACGCCATAGCTGGCAATCCTTATACCATTTGATATTGGTATTGCCGTGATGGAACTATAAAAATCTCCACGTATGATAAGGTTTGGAGTATTGTTCCCTCTTGCAGAAAAACCCAGATATGAAGGTTTCGGTTTCTGTATCTTTGTCTTCCAATTTTTATAGCGTTCGGCGTTTTTCTTCCAATGCTCTCCATAAGTTTTTTTAAAGTATGGGTCCTCAGTATATCCAGGGATCAAAGGATTTTCATCTCCATCAACACCACTATATAGCTGTTCTCGTACATATTCCTCAAACTGAGGAGCATCCTTTTCCATCTTATCCCTTATCATTGGCTGAATGCCATCAGCCAATTTCTTCCAACATCTCGCGTATTCCTCCAATGTCATAGCAAAAACGGGGGATCAATCTCCCCCGCCTCCTAAATTACTGTTATTGATAATTCTATTATATACGGAAACCAGCCTTGATTTCCGCCTTTCTCTAGAAATGTCCTTCCAGAATACATCTATATTCTGAGCGACAAACTCATCCAATGAAAGTTTGGCCACCTCGGACTCTATAAATGTGACTCCATTAATTCTCATTGTACCCATTGTTCAATCCCAATGACCCCATTAGCCTGTAAAATAGAAGGAGATTTAAGCACCGGTACACCTCCTGTCGCTGTAAGCACACCGTTACTGTATTCCAGTGCTGACGCACCAGAAACGACTGTTGAAGCCTTCTCAGACAATACAGCGCCATAATATGCAGTAAGGTCTGTGCGGTCATAGTGATCCACGAGTTTATATGTATTCTCAGGAGATGTCATTTTTACAAATTCAACATAATTCAATCCCTTGAGAACATTTTCCAAATTTACACCCGATTGTTTTACAGACATGTTTTTCATCATCTTCTCCGTATCGGAATACATTGCATTAAACGCAAGATAAGCCTTTTGTCCGCTTGAGTCATAAGTCTGCCCTGTAGGGTAAACCCCTGACAAATCGAATCCTGCAAGCTCGTCTGTTCCGTCATCCTCTCCGTAGATAACATTATTCTTGTCAAAAACATACATATCAAACAATGTATCCTTGTTGGCTACAAGATTAGCTTGTAAAGCTAGATTAAACTTACGCAACGTGAATGTATCCGTCCTTGCCGAATAGCCCGTTATTTCCGAACCGGCATAACCATTTTCCGATGTATTGGGTTCACCACCGCTTACCGCATATTCCGAAAATCCTGTAATAGGATAAATTCTGTCCGGATAATCAGCATGACAAGCCTCTTCCAAAGCATCAGCAGTCAGTTCCTTTGGCAGTTTTTTGCCATGAATGACCAATATAACACCTGCTACCTTGTCCGGTTGCAGGGGGCAGTAATTCATTCCAGTATTAAATCCGGACGTGCTGCCGCACTCTCTAATATCTGTTCGCATAACAATTCTGATTTTTAACTGTTAAATCCAAATTCTTTATTTCAATAGCATCTATCTTTTCGCCAACTTCCTTACCGTCAACATCAACAGCACCACGTCTTCCAAAACTATAATTTTCTGAATATGTATGGCTTACAATACCGGAGTAACCGAAATCAAATTTATCACATTTTTTTAACTCTTCTATGAATCTGTAATACAAAGGTCGAAGAATACCTTCAAAAGATATCTCACGACGTTGTTCATTTGTATACTTTTCCAATGTATTGGTAGCGATTATTATGTTTACAGATGCCTTACAAAAATAATCCTCACTATCCTTTTCCTCGTCTAAGGGAACATACAGCCCTATCATTGGGAATTTTCCCAATGCTGTCACCCTGCTTTTCCCAAGAAGAAGAAGTGTTTCCCTTATATAAGAACTGTCACCATATATGTAATTTATCTGTTGATCCATTCTTTTTGACAAGGAAGCACATACATCTGATATTATATCGATTATCATATTCCAAGAGAATTAATTGTTTCCAACAATTCGAAATCGGTGGCGATATCCGGATAGTCCGCTTTATTTGATTTAAGCCACCTCACAAGTCTGATATTCATTCTTACCATGTCATTCCATGCGAATATCATTTTCCTTTCTGGACTTACAAGACGACCGTCATCTTCGTCAGCCTTCACACCTGTAATAGTTGCCTGTGCATGATTATGTCTCAAATAATGAAAATATATATAGTTGGCAATAGGGGATTTGGAAACCTCACTATCACCATCACTATATCTCACGACAAGACGCGCTATAAGATCATCCCATCTTTTTTCCTTCGTTTTCCCTTCGTTGGCAATATATGATGAGAATTCCTCATACAACTTCTCTCCAAGGAGTTTTCCCAGATATTCCGACTCATATTGCATTACAAAGCCTTGAAGGCTGTCAACTATCGCCTTATTAGTCTCAGAGGGAGTATGTATATTCAATACAGCACCCTCAATATCAAGAATACCTCCTTGAAAAAAAGTATAATCCACTAACATTACACAATATCTTTGAGGTTCTTCTTTTTATTGAACAAGTCTTCAGCACCGATTTTCTTAGCGTCCTCTATCAATTCCGTAGGAACGGTGGCAACACGCCCATCTTGGAAGAACTTAGCTGCAAGTAACATATTAACACTTACCTTATCACCTTTTTTATAAGAAGCTCCGTCCTTTGCGAACTCAACCTCATAAGTTTTAGTCAAATTTACCTTCATAGCATATATAAATTTATCCGCCGACAGCGACGGGGGTTATAGCTTCAATAACGGTTGCAATCTTATCCTTGACAAAAGCTGTTTTATATTGTTTTTTGATATAAACCATCAATCGTTTCTCACCAAGGATAGTCACCATATTTTTAGTGAAATCATCATTTTCCCACCCAAGTGTAATGGTAAGGACCCATACATCACGGATGTTAAGATAGTTAAAATCTCCAACCCAAATATCACCTTGTTTGATTGCAGTGCTGGTTTCCACTCTCAGACCTTGAATCAGTTCATCACCAATACGGAAAGGACGAAGATATTGCCCATTAACATCCTTAGTCAACTGCATTTGTGCATAGTCAAGAGGATGCATGAGCACAAGGTTGGGGCGATAAGCCATATTGGACATTGACACAATCTGTGTATACATACCAACAATAACATCATAAGTGTTGGGCTTATCTACTTTCAGAGTTGTCAAGGAGAATGTAGGTATATCACTCCCAATCCCTTTAATCTGACCACCAGAACCAGTACCAGACAGAATACCTTCTTCTTCTTTCAAACCAATACGATTGATAATCTCAGCCCTAACCTCCGCAACCAACTGAGGTAAATCAGATAATGTTTCTTCGGTTACTTTTGTGCCAAGAGCCACTTTGCCAGCATTGATAGTAACTTCTGACAATGTACCGCTCATCATAGGCTTAAGACCGCCTTCTGGAACCCATTCGGCTTCTTCTTCACCCGGATTGAACTCCGCATAAGTTAATGATCGTGTAGATATTGCTGCCACATTGGCAAATTTACGGATTACAGTCTGAGAACGCGGATCAACAGATAACTGACTATCAATTGTCATGTTATAATGTGGTGCCACACCTGTACTCTTCAAGGGCTCAACATCCTTTTTGCTCATAACAAGTGTAAGGCTTTTCTTGAATCCAGGAGACTGCTTACAAGCTGTTTTCAAGTCCACGGATTTCTCTCCATGTTTGCCTACAGTAATGAAATCCTTCAATTGCTCTTCAATCTGCTGGTCTACAGATTTGAAAACCGTTTCCCCATCTTCATTCTTATGCATTGCACCCTTCATGCGAACAATTATCTCTTTCATCTCACCAAGTTCCTTACGCACTGTTTCCAATTCCTTTTCGGAGTCTATCTTTTGAGTAACCTCATTTAATTTATCCTCAAAAGTTTTTTTGTCGATAGTATCGTTCATGAAATCACCTACAGTAGCGTTTATTGCGTCCTGCAACGCCTGTAATGACTTCACGGAAACCTCATCCATTCCCGACAAATCAATTTTGCTTAAAAAGTCAAATTTCATACTTCTTTAAGTTTTAAAGGTTTTGTAAATATTTTTATTTTTTTATCGGCTCCCTCTTCATCAAGTGGCTTGCCTGCCGGCTTGTATCGAGCGAGTGACATCGCTTTTCTTATTAACGTTTGAACTTCCTCTCTCTTCCTTATTGGAAGTCCTTTACATACATCACTTATTTCAACCGGAAGTGATTCCAACGCACTTTCATATTCTTCTGCCGATTTCAGACCAAGATATTCAGTTTCCCCGTTACATCCTATGGACACTACGGATATCTCATATAGAATGACTTCCTTTACAACCAAACAGTCACGTTCCCTATCATATTCACATTTTTCCCATACATAACTATAACCTATAGAGAACTGGTTCAAAGTTCCACTTTCAAGCTGTTTCAACGCTTGATTCCCTCTTTCCACATCATCAATAGACGCTTCAAAGTAAAGCCCTTTCTCATCTTCTTGCAGAAGCGTAATGCGTCCTATAGGTTCATGCATGTCATGCATCCACAACATGATAATCTTATCATTAGCAGAACTTTCCGGACCTCTCTCCTGTATACTTTTTGAGAAACATCCTTTCAAGAGCATATCACCGAACTTATCAATGTTATTGAAAATTGCGGCATAACCACTGATAGTTCTGCTGCCAGAATCATATTGTATCTCCTTTGCATAAAAAGATAAGGATTTATACTGCTTCCCCAGCCTGTCCTTGTATTTGCTTGTTTCCATCATTATTTATTTCTATTTTAAATTCCCCTTTTGGGTTATCCGGATCAATATCTGTAAAATTAGACATCTCAGTTCTTGCCTCCTCAAAAGTAATCAGCCGGTTGTTATACAATGAAGCTATAGCATTAGAGGCTGTAGACAAGGCATCCGCCAACTCTTTCATGTCCTTTTGAAGACAAGCGACATGAGTAAAGTCCATTTTGATTATTGCTCTGTCCTTACATATAGCATTAGTCAAAGCCTCTGTTATACATTCACTGTCAGGAATAATAAGATCCTGATATGCCGCTTTCTTTGCCTGAGAAGAGTTATCATAAGTACTTCCTTGTATAATCAGATTGGCGTCAAAACCTATGGTCTGAGCTATCGCCTCCAAACACGCCTTATCTTCCTCATGAAGCTTCAATTGTTCCGTATTTGATCCTAATGTAATCCATCCCAGTTTCTTAGGAGTCACCATGATTTCATACAACTTATGCACTATGCCATATTTCCTTTTAAAATCATTCTGCAATTTTTGGGATTCAGACGGAGTAATGGCGGCATTCCCTACATCAGTCGTATCATTCCCGTACAATATCCCTTTTGGACCTCCATTAACTATAAGATTTCCTCTCCCTATCAGTTGAGCCATATAGTTTCGCGTATGCGAAGATAATGCGTCTACAGGGGAATGGAAGGCAATTTTCCCTCCATTATTGCTTGGAATATCCATTATTGAATCGTATATGACAAAATATTCCTCATCCCCAAGCTCTATATTTACATCTCCCCAACGTATATATACCCTTTTAGCAATTGAAGAAAGTTCTGTCTGAGTAAATGGGTCTTTACCGAATGATTCCATATAAAATAATTCGGGAGGTATTACCATCATGGATTTAGGCAGGTCGGATTTTAAAGCTCTCAATGTATAAATAGGGCAAAATCCGAAACATTTTAAGGATATCTCAACCTGTTTTATAAAGGAACGCCCACTCTGTATTATATTTGGACGATTTAAGAGAGTCACAATATCTTTAAAACTCCTCTTTTCATTCCCGTTCATATCTGTCACGTAATATCTTCCGTTCTGAATCATTCTTCCGCAATGATCTAGAACCATTGCAAACGGCCAACATTCATGCAAGGCTCTTGCTTTCCCCTCAACAGTAGACATATCGTAATCTATATTTCCTTTATTGCCAGGAAACAGGCTCTCTACCCATTTAGGTACATAAATAAAATTACCCCCATCATCCTTACCATGATAGGTGGCTTCATCATACATATCCTTATTTGACTTCTTTAAAGAAGGTATCTTAAACCAGTGTCTCATATACAACAATAAAGGCAACCGCCGTTATAATACAGCAATTGCCTCCACAGTGATCACGTTCTAAAAGTGGGTATGGTGCAACTTCACACCATGAAGGCAATTGCCTGTTACAAAGGAACAAATTAATTTATTAATTAACAAATAATTCAAATATTATTTTCGTTTAATATAAATTAAAATAATAAACTTCCAATTTATATACCCTAAAAATACCCATATTAAAAAAAGACCAACATTTTTTGTACAACATCCGATATTTTTTTGCCAAAGTTTTGATATATCTTAAAAATATACCAATTATATATTATATTTTTTCGATACGTAATAAGACAGTGCTGCTACAGAATAAATTGCAGCGCAATCATCTGAACCATTATAGTCCAATACTCCATCCATAAACTCATTGTATTGCGGTATCTTGTCATAGTCTGAACGGAACATCACATTATTTTTGATAAAATCCAAAAAAGCAGATATCCTAGCGTCTGCTCCCATATTTTTATGTATGATTCTGACATCATATCTATCCCTTAAGCCCCGTGCTATAGGAAAATAATTTTTTTCACTTTCAAACAAGATCTCCGCAGGAGATATCCCTTCTAAAAATGACAGAAGAACATTTTCATCAAATGAACTTATATATGTCACATTATCGATATATATTCGCTCATTTACATAACATGAAACCATAATAAACTTTCCGGCATATTCGGGAAGAACATATACAAGTCTTGTCCCCTGAATATTTTTAGATATATCATAATATCTCATATCTTTATTTTCCTGCTTAATTTTACTTCGTTTTCTTTTTAAGGAGAAACGAGTATATTCATCCTTAAACACCCATACGGTAATATAACGTAAGCAGTCGCAAATGTGCCCGTACTTCTCATAAGACTGCCCCGTAACCTTATCCTTAACTCTCGTCTTCAACATTCCACCGTTAACATCCTTCTTGGCATTATTATAATCAACAACTGAATTCTTACATCCGTCATCTACTGAAAAACACATTCCGGAACCACCATCAAGCATGTAATTGACAAACTCACCAGACATGGGCACGGACGGATTAGAATATGGTATCCTTTCTTCGACATGGTAAGTACCTTCCAGCCCTTCTACGAACTTGTCAAGGAATGACCTCTTTTCATCATCTATAGTATTCCCATTCCTTGTTGAAGCGTCACCATATAAATACAGCATATCATTGTATCTGATTGACCGCAGATAATCAACAGCCATCCGAGATGCATGCGTTACTGTGTTAAAGGGATCACCGGCACATATCTCATTAAACTGCCTTATATGACTTCCGTCCACTTGATAAAAACAAATCGAAATATAGGGAAGAACATTGTTATCAATAGAAATATGCACAGGAAGTCCCTTGATATATCGTGTTGTTTTAATATGCCTATTAGAATCGAAAGCATATAGAAACTCACCCCCCGTCTTAATACTACCCCATTCACCCAGCGCATATACCCGGTAATAGTTGTAATCATGTTCCTTGTACCATTGATAATTGGATATTGTCTGCCTGTCATAATATCCATATTTACCGTCCGGAGAACCAACCACCCAAAAATTATTTTTATAAGACGAATGCAGTTCTATTGTATCCGATGGGTACTTTTCCAGCTTTCCTGTACGTTCATTGGCGATCATTCTAGGTTTGCAACCCCGTTTCCCTAATATTGTGCTGTATGCCTTTGGCAAAGAACTTTTAGTAAGAGGATTTTTCACTTCGCCATATAGTTCATTTGGAAGATCGTCCCATTCATAAGTATCAAGAATTTTCGTTTTAATCCATGAATCCTCAGATACAGGATTAAAATTGCATATTATCTGCAACCCTTCCTTACCTCTAAGACGGAAACGTATCTGAGTAAAATCTTCATATTCGAACTCGGTTGCTTCTTCCATCACTATCCAACGATATCCAGTGATAGACTTTATTTTTTCAGGATCATCAAGCCCTGTAAAGTCAATTTTACAACCATTTACACAAGTTATATTATTTTCCTTAGGCACAAAGAACTGACTCAGTTGAAGAGCCTTTAGTTGGGTCTTAAACTCTTCATACACTGTATTCCTCAGACTAGCTCCCACTTTTCTTACAACAAGAGCCGAACCTTCGCAAGAAAATACAGACAACAACACAGCCTGTGTCGTAGATACAGATTTTCCCGATGAAGAACCACCTCTGTTTATAATGTACCTGATATTCTTATCATGCATAGCCTTACGGATATGCCAAAACAGAGGATTGAACAACTTATGTGAGAATACCATCTCTATCATCACTCGTCCCCAATTATCATGCGCACATTAGTACTGACATCACTTTTTACCGGAGCATCCCATCCAAGCATCTTGCTTATCTGTGTAATGGCGGCTATCTTGCTGTATAGCCGTATCTCCACTCCATATTGAGTGTTCTTAATTGACTGTATGCATAGACGGACGGATTTCGGAATATTCTCAACAGACTTTACCATATATGTATCTTTACCAGAGGACAGCAGATCTATCGGATCAACATTCACCACGCTTGCAAGAAAGCGAAGCACATCATCCTTCTTCATATCAAACCTCTCGCAAGCCTCAACCTGAAGCTCATTCAACCGGGAGGCCACATCTGAATTTTTAAGAAGGTCAAACGCACGTTTGCGCACAGTTCCGTCCTTCCAATTCACACTGCACGGATAAGCTTTCCGATACGCCTCTGATGCGTTACCCGTTTCTATATAATAGTGGCAAAATTTTTCTCTATTTATTACAAGTTTCTTTTTCATAAAAGTCTTTTCGTCCGAAGAACGTACCGCGCTCCTTTACACGGGATCATTACAATTCAAAGTTACGGAAAATATGAATAAAACAAAAAAACATACCATTTAATTCATGTACCCTAAAAGTACCCTAAATTCATTGCTAAAATTCAAGTTTAAGCTCATTCATAGGATTAACTTTCTTTTTTCCACCTTTCGCTTTCCGATATACATCGTCAATCAATTATTTAAGCTCGTTGATGTAGCTTTCAAGGGATGTTGCAGGCATCCCTTTCTCTTTTTAAAACCTACCATTTCTATCTACCATTCTCTTTTCAGAATCAGTGGCTTGTCTTTTGGGAAATTTCCCATGCCACTTCCCCGGTATCATACGCGGATTTTCCCCTTTACTGTCAAATATCAATCTCCCACACTCCGAGCACAATGGTTTTCCTTCAAACTCCTTTATGCTTGCATCATACTCTATGGGAAAGATTTTATGTACAACAGGCCAATAATCCGATGTGGCTGTATTCTCAACACAACCACATTTGCTACAAATAAACAGTGGCATAATCAATATCTTTTTCCGTTCAACATAGGTCTTAATTCATTGTATCTTATCTTCTGTTCGATATGCCAAAGCAAATCTATGTCAAGATGTTTGGCAAGCCCGAAAATTTTAATTAATGATAAAACTATATCTCTATCAATAAGATTTTTAGTAATATTGAAAATGGACTCTGTGAATGTTTTTCCAATGAATATACTCGAATAATCTTCAAGCACTTCATTGTCTAAGCAGTCATTCTCTAAATCTATCTTACACATTCCGCACAAGTCAAGCAGGAGTATAACCGCATCACTCAATTCATCAGGAAGTGAATCTTTTACATGCTTTTCAAAGGAGCACTTAAATCGCTTTTCTTCTTCCACTAATGCAGGATAACGATTGTATTCCATTTCAAAACGACGTTTACAATTTTTTCCTAATCTACCTTTTCGGTCCGCTTCCACAGCTTCCATAAGCTCGGAAATGACAAGGCAAAGGCTGTGTGCATTACTCAGATCTTTATCATGGAAACCGTTCTCGCAAGCGGTATTATAAGCACGGTCGCGTAGTTCGTTCAAGTTAATATTCTTCATTCCCTTATTCCTAATTTTATTTTCTCATTATTTAAAAGGTTTTAATCTCATTAGTCTATCAGTTTAAATGAATAACAAAAAACGTATGGATTATTTAGCCAAATACCTTTTCCTAATACTTTATCTATGAGGTCGGCAAAGACTTCACGAGGTGTATAATAAGCCATTTTGCTTTTTTTGTATTCATATACCCAAGGTATGCCATACCCTATTTCATGCGAGTTGCTGGCGTATATTCCTTCCTTAAAGCAATCTTCATCATCTATATCTTGGAGTCGTTCAATCTTAACATTGATAATGCGGATATGATGTGTCATGGCATCAGCGCGAACAAATAACTTGTTGCGCCAACCTTTGCTATTCTTCCAACTACTAACTAACATATCAAGTGTTTCCAACCCTTGTTCATGGTAAACGGTTTCATAACTTTGAGCAATGGCATAAATTTCACCAACTTTGTATCGAGATAAATGCATTTTATCTTCTCTAAATGTAAATGGAACAATTTGTCTCGCCATAGTCTTCCGACCATCCAATACCGCTTGGGTTAATCCTAATTTATCGTTGAAAAATATCTTCTTCATAATCATATAAGTTTTAATGCTTCCTGCAATCCTGCTTCAAGTGCTTCTTCATAAATATCCCATTTACCACCATCATTAGGTCCTTCATAAACAGAACTAGTTATATGAGTTCCATTATCAGCTTTAGATATTTCGTATCCATAGCCACAAGCACAGTTATATACACATATATGAATATTTTTGGTTTCACGTAACCACTTTTGGGCTATGGATTGCGGAGGAACAGATAAATATTTATAACAATGATTCAAAGTGGAAACATCTATGAGATATTTTCTTTCATTAAACCCTTTCTCTTTCAGCAGTTTCGCTGTTTCTAATGTTACAAGTTCTTCGGCCATGGTTATTCTCCTTTACACTCTTTACACTCTTCACAATGCAATTTATAAGCATGGGCAAACATTCCTAACGTAACAGAATCAAAGTAAAAATCTGCCTGTTTCCCTTCTATGACAACAGAAATACATAATTTACCATCGCAAAAGTCAATATATGCTTCGCCACCTCCATCCCCTCTAATGGAAAAGGTTTGTGTCTGTACACTATCCATGGTTCTCCTCCTTCTTTAATATTGATTGTAATTGATCAAAACTCATATTTACTTGTTGTACCCTATCTATATCATACCTTATATTAGTACATTGTAAACTGCTTAAAACGTTTGACATTCTAAACGCAGGAATTACCATACAAATATCAGTTAAAACGTCTATCAACTGTTCTTTATTTAAATGTTGCAACTGAATCTTGATAATATTCCGTATTTCTTCCTCATTCATTATTATTCCTCCTTTTTTAATTCATCCAATACTTTCTTTACAAGTTCGTAGCGTGGTAATTGCCAATCTTTCGCAATATCATCTATTTTATCATCATAATGATTGTCATAAACATATTGATTCAAATCGTCAATAAACTTATCGCCATCAAGCCCCTCATCACAATCATCAAACATATCAAGTTCATTGGCTAATTGGGAGCAATCACAGTGACTCACCCAGTCATAAATACGCCCGTCATAAACATTGGTCTGTCTGTTGTATTTTTCTCCAACGTGTATTACTTCACCGCAAAATTGACATCTATGCTCTTTGCGAGCGATAGGAGTTTTATTCCTTAATACTTTTATCATTTTAACTCGTTAATTAAAGCATCAGCACAAGCAATTGCAAACCGAGCAATGCTTATAGGTATTGTATGTTTCTCTCCTTTCTTGTAATCTGCTTCCGAACAAGCGTAACCAACTTCTGTATTGTCACTTAAAATCCCTTGCATTGCGGATTTAGCCAGTTCGTATCTACGCTGTTCCCAGTCAATAGCTGAATTTCCAAGATTTAAAAAGTCAAGTTCGCATTCCTTGAAAACCATGTTATCACATACATATAAATAATCTCTGCTATGTTGAGAGTTGATGTTTAATCGGGGAATTACATCTACCAAAACCCCTGTTGATTTTACTCTTGCTTTCATATTTAATTTTCTGATTTAATAATAGTACCAAATGAACGATACCTACGCCAAACCATATTTCCACGTTGAATACTAGTAAGCCAATCACAAGCCTTAAAAACTTGTCCTACATTATATAAAAATGGTCGTTTTTGTATTTTTCTTTTTATTCTTGCTTTCATTGTCCTATTGCTTATTTAATCGAAATACATTACTTTCTTACCTATACATACTTTGAACCTTGAAAGACGTTCGCTATGTTGTGTGATATGGTTAGGATTATATTTGTTAACAAAACATCCAGTACGTTTATGGTATCTGACACAAGCATTTTCAGGAGATTTAGCCAATACATCTTTTTCATCTATAAAATCAAAAAACAAATCATCTCTGTATGATACCTTATACCACTTAACTTGGTTTCTTATCTTTTTAAAATACTTTGCTTTCATCATTCCTCCTTTGTTTTAAAATGACCTATTAGTTCGTTTACGGAAGCCTTGTGGTAATTGTCATTATCTTTTTTGCTTGTCTTAATTTCATATCTCAATCTCCTTTCTCTTTAATCCGTTCAAGTACATCCCTGTTGGCTTCGAGTATCTCATCGAAAGACGGGATGGGCATATAGTGAGTAATACGATATAGGGGAGAATCTTGTAAAAACATTCGATTATCCGATTCCCATTGACCATTTCCATAATACAAGCCAACAAAATATCCTTTACGAGAATCTTTCCATTCCACTGTAAAAAACACACCTGTATTTTTTCCCGGCAACCGTTCCTTAACACTTATCCACGGAGATTGCTTTGCCTGCCATTCTGCACCGTCCTTAAAGCCATCCAAGTAATACGGCTGATACTCGTCATTGTATATGCTTCTATCTATCACGCAGCTTTCTATTGCTGCTTCTTCTACTGTCTGTTTCATATCAATAGTTAGGATTTAATACATCTACATCACATTCGTGACATTGATTACACTTTTTATTACTATCTTTAATACACATAAGTTTGACTTTATCATGTTTCGATTTCATTGCCCATTCCGCACCTGCAATGAACCCTTGATAATATGCAGGGAATAAACTACCACTGCTTCTACTTTCAGCGAAAGAATGAGCTGTTTCTTCCAATGTCTGTTTCATATCCTATTCTTTAAAGTTTCTCATGTATTCGCAATCCTCATCACATACACCTTTCTTTGCACAGTGAGGGATATTAGTTCCCCGCTCATATTCAAAATTATAACATAGGTTTCTGTATTCTTTCCTTCTTTCCATAGGACCAAGTGTTCTTGCTGAACTCCATGATTCATAGTCATTGCTAGACGCCTCTTTAAGAACGCATCCATCATCGTTATATAGCTTTCTAACTTCATTCATAATCTGTTCCATTATAAATTAATCCTCTTTGTACCAATCTGGCTTTGGAAACCTATCCGAAAAAAATACTTTATTGACTTCTTCACTTTCAATATTGGAAGCTTCCGGCCATAAATCTTTCAACTCTTCAATACTATTGATATAGGCTACTAAAACAAAGTGGTGAGCACTTTCACCAGTGCACCAATATGGATATTGGATTGGCCATCTTAATGGACGATAATCTCCATCGCACTTTTCCTTATCTACAAAAAATCTTACTCTAATCATCTTATATCATATTTTTCGTTAAACACAGAATCCGCTTGCTGAAACTGCTTCGTGAAACGATTCTCTTTATATTTTCTCGGCGAAGCACATCCCACTATTAAAGCGAGAATAGCACATATTAAAAGTATTTTCTTCATTCCTTTCTAATATGTTACTTTTTTCAATTTATTAAAAGCCTTCTCTTTATCAAATCTAATCCCATCTTTGAACTCCAATATCAACCCCCAAAGCTGGCTTTTGTAAACATCACCTGCGTTATAGTCAGTCTTATAATGGCATTTCTGTGTAGTGGTTATTTCCTTAAATATATTCGTTGCATTAAGATATTCGGCTCCCCATTCTGTAAGCTCTACACTAACGGTATCATTCAAATCTATTTCTATCATAAATATTCCTTTCTGCTATGCTATTAGTCAATCTTCTTTATTACATAGGCAATCGTCACAGCTTTCGCATAGATTACCACATACATCGCAATGCGTGCCTGAATAGAATAAATCAAACAGTTCACCACATCTATCACACTTCTCTATTGTATCAGGAAATACAGGTAAATGTTCTTGTAAATAGTATATCACGGAGAAAGCCTGCTGACTATTGAGTTTAGGCATTTCCCTTACAGATATTGCATTTGGGCATTCTCCCTGTAAAAACATGAAAAATTCATTGAGCAATTCTAAAGATGATTTACCCTTTATATTACCCTGTTGACGTTGAAATTTGATTCTACTCATTTCTATTCAGTTTTGAGGGTTATTGTTTTTCTTCATTTTTCAAAAAGCCACTCCGGTCAGGATATACCTTTTGTACCAGTTTCTCCATTTCCTCAATAGCTTTATAGGCATTATTTATATCATCTTCACGATAGGGATTGTTAGGATTATCGCCAAATAAACCATATATGACCTTGTATGAGAGCCTGTGAGCACGTTGCCTATCAATGTATTTTTGCTCACAGGTAGCAGTACCGTCAAGCGTTCCACCAAGGCTGTTTGTAACAGCCATAAGCCTTGCCAACAATCTCTTTTGAGTTTTATTCATTTCTATATTTGTTTTGAATTATATTTGAATTAATAAATTGGCACATCATAGCCCTTTTCAATCAAAAACTTTATTACATTTAACCCAAGACGTTCTCCATGCCATTTTTCTGTTGACCACTCTCTATGATAGTGGTAGGACAAATCTTTGGTATTCAAAAAGAAAGTAAGTTCGCTACTATCTCGATTATCCTCTTTCCGTGTAGATTTGTATGAACACCATACTGAATCTCTAAACATGGTATTATCATACTCGGTCAAAGTTGGATAATTCCAATAGTCAGGATGAGCGCAGCATCCTTGAATTACTGCAACCTGCAAAATATCCTCTTCTGATATTTGCATTAAAGGCTTATCGCCAATCACTATTTGCTTCATTTTTATTCGGTTATTCGTTAATTGACAATTTCATAAAGCACATCCATATTGTCTTGCTCTGTCTTCCAGTAGTATGTCCGAAAAGAGGTTTGAACGGGATAACAGACAAAACTTCCGCAGCTTTTATCTCACTCTCGTTCCATTTGAATATAAGCGTGCCGTTAGGCTTCAAGACGCGCATACACTCAGTAAATCCATCGTGTATGAGTAACTGCCAGTCTTTCGGCAGTTTCCCGTACTTCTTAGCCATCCATGAGGTTGTACCAAGTGTTTTCAGGTGCGGTGGGTCGAATACCACCATGTAGAAAGAATTGTCCTCAAACGGCAAGTGGGTGAAATCGGCTATTATATCCGGTTTTATCTCTATGGTCCTGATTTTATCTCTATCCTTGGCTGTTACTATCTCCGATCTCTTATCAACGAATAAGGCAAGAGGATTATGTTTGTCAAACCAAAACATTCTACTGCCACAGCAGGCATCTAATATAAGTTTTCCATTTTCCATTATATCGGACAGACCTTCAATGGATTTTAAGATGTCTTTCTGCGATTTCATAACTTCTCCTTTCTAAACAGGTGGCTGAACGCATTATCCAAATCCAAGTCCAGATTCAGTTTGGACGGGAAAGATTTAATGTATTCGTACATCTTATAAGCGAGGTTGTCATCATCACCGCACCTGTCAATCAGTGTGAGCAACATGGCGTTCACCATGTCAGAATCATTGCCGAAGTTTTCCTGAGTGGATTCGCTACAATGATTCACATCACTTTTCAATCTCTTTATCGCGGCTATGGCTGTGTTGAAGTTTCTTTTTGAATCGTGTCTGAGTTCAAAGCCTTCCTTCTTGTATTGCTGCTGCATTTCTAGAAGGTTTGTCTCTAAAACGTCCGTAAGGACAAATACGATGTTGGTTATCGTATTCAGTTTGTCTGTTCCTTGCATGATCGTGTATTTTTTATCAATTATTTTATTTGATACAATCTATTTTAAAGCCGTACAATGAATTTTTCTACATGAAAGTATCAGCTACAGGCTTTCTTGTTGAAAATCTTGTCACGGGGCTGGAAATGCGGTATATCGTTTTCTTTCTTCGCCCTGTCAATCCATCTTTGGAATTTGGCGGCTACAAGAGGACAGTGGATGCGCAGGTTCCTGTCGCGTTCCGCTTCCCATTCACGTATCTTTATAAGCGTTTCGGTATTCATTGAAATAATGTTTTTTGAATTCTTGATAAAATGTACTTGTTGGCATCGTTGTAGAAATTCCTGTCGATCTCAAAACCGTATGCCTTTCTTCCACATTGCGCAGCAGCCAAAAGCGTACTTCCACTTCCGGCTACGGGATCTATGACAACATCACCTTTATCGGTAAATATTTCTATTAATCTCCTGAGTAAAGGAACAGGCTTTTGTGTGCTGTGTACTTTTGGTGTATCATTATCCCTTACCCAATCAAAGCAATTGAATATCATTCTCCCGTCATTATTGAACTTTGGAAGCCTGTCACGGTATAAAAGCAGACCGTATTCACAATTACCGACTATTTTCATATTGGCTTTTAATACTTGTGCGGAGAAGTCCTTACGGAATACCAATGGGATGTATTTCATTAACCCATACTTTCGGCCAAGTTCTATAAGCATGAACTGTTGTTCGTATTCGCAGAATATTATCATGCATGGGGATTGACCGGGTTTCTTCGGTTCTTTTACCAGCATGTCGCTGCAAAAGTGCATAAACTCGGCAGGGCGAAATTCATTTTCCTAATTAAAAAACTTTTTCCCTGCAAGGTCACTTTCTCCGTTTTTATTATCCCCATTTTTATACCATGAAGGATTGCTTGCATAAGCATTGGTACCCAAATTATACGGTATATCCGCTATAATCAATTGTGCTTTAGGTAATTGATAGCTACGGAAATTTTGAAATGAATCTCTATATAGTTCAATGTCTTTCATAATTCTTTCTTTTGAAAACTGTTACAAATTTGCCCGTATCTGTCACAGGCGCACACTCTATGCCCTTTGGCCCTGCAATACGCAGAATTGTCCCCGAAGTCTGAGGCATTCTTGCAGTTCCGGCATTTGACATATACGAGTTCCGATTTGACTTTCTTTGCCATACTCATGGTGACATCAGCATTTTTTCATTGAGAGGTATATAAAACAAGCAGCCATCTCAGAAATTAAGATGGCTGCTTTTAATATGATATATGATGGGAATTTATATATTTATATTATTAAACCGTTTAAATTCACTATGAAATTCCAATAATACATCAATTAATGCTCCGTTTCTATGTTTTCCAAAAATAATTTCTGCCACTCCACGCATATCATTTCCTCTATCGTCAAAATATATTTGATAAAATTCGGGTCTATAAATGAATAAGGCTATATCACAATCATCGCATATAGTCCCACTATCACGGAAATCAGTTAATTGAGGGCGCTTCATATAATACTCATCTCTCTTTTCTATATCCCTGTTTAACTGTGAAGTGATTATTACAGGAACATTAAGCTCTCTTGCTAAACTTTTAAGTCGTCGGGTAAAGTAGTTTAATTCCAAATACCTATTCTCTGAATATTTAGCCTCTTGGTACAACAACTGAAGATAATCTATGAATATTATTTTCGCGCCGTGTTTCGTTACCCCTTCTTTTGCTTTCTCGCATAAATTATCTATTTTTAAAATAAACACATAGCGAAAAAGTAAATTTGGGTAAAACGTAGCGAATTAGCTGATACAGCGTTCGTTACGCTTTGTTTTTCTATGGGACAGAGCCAACGAAATACCACCTCG